TCGGCAACCGGATACTGTGGAGCATCCTCGGCAGAAGACAAGGATGTAGTAGCTGTTGCTTGGGGTTACAAATCAAAAGCCAAGGGCGTTCTTGGGGCATTTCTTGTTTTTGCAGACTGGGAATACACTGGCTCAAAAGATAATCCGGAATATGACAGAAATAACCAGAGTGCATGGGTTCTTAACGGTGCAAAGATGGTGCAGGTAAACGGTGACGATATCAAGCCGGATACTTGGTATACGATTGAAAATGGAGAGATTGCGGAGGTATCAGAATGAATTACATAAAAGCAAAATATCCAAACCAGAGCCGGTCATATATATTTGCTACATCAGACGATGTAAAAGCCGGAGACATGGTTTTAAATTCCAAAGGCGCAAAGCTGAAAGTTACGGATGAAACCGTGGATATGAAGTGGGTAGAGACCTACGGTGCTGATAAGGTGGAAGTTGTGAAGAAATATGAGGAACAGGAAAGCGGTGGTGACGATGAGAGTTAATCCATGTAGATATTGTGCATTGTCTATAAACCTTAACGGAAAGCATTGTTCAAGGTATTCTTCCGAAGAGTGCGCAAAATGTGAGAACATTCAAAAACACAGGGAATACCTTTTAAGTCAGCGAAAATTCGCAGAGGGTGAGCAGATTACAAGCATTGAGGAACTTTTGAAACAGGAATGGGTAATGTGGTATCACAGTACAAAGCACATAGAGGTTTTCAAGAATATGCAACTCAATCTTGTTTTGAAATTTCTTAAAAATGGAGCATTTAAAAAAGCAATAAGGAAAGAAAGCGAGGAAAAATAATTATGGCAGAGAACACAGCAGTAGCAAAGACAGAGGAAAAGACAGAGGTTGCACACAGCAACAACAAGGTTACAGACTATAGCCTTGGAATTTTTGGAACATCAGATAATTTCATTATGGCTATGCAGATGGCAAAGGCGTTGGCGAGTTCAACTATCGTTCCGGCAACATTCCAGAAGAACGATGCAAACTGTCTGATTGCTATTGAGCAGGCGCAGAGACTGCGAGTAAGCCCACTGATGGTTATGCAGAATCTGTATGTAATCCAGGGTAGACCATCTTGGAGTTCAAAGTTTCTGATTGCGGCAATCAATAATTCCGGTAAATTCGACATGGAATTACAGTTCGAGGAAACCAAAGATAAGGATGGCAAGCCTTATTCGTGTCTCGCTTGGACTACGAAAAATGGTCGTAGAGTTGAGGGTATGACCGTGGACATGGAAATGGCTAAAGCCGAGGGATGGCTTGGTAAGAATGGTAGTAAGTGGAAAACCATGCCACAGTTAATGCTTCGTTACAGAGCGGCATCTTTCTTCTCAAGTCTGAATTGTCCGGAATTGACAATGGGACTGTATACGAAAGAGGAAATGCAGGACAACGATTTCAAGGAATATCCGATGGAAGATTTGCAGGAACAGGTTAAGCATGAAATATCTGAAAACGCAAACACAGAGGATTTCCCTGTTGAGCCGGAAGTTGCAGAAACTGTGGAAGAGCCAAAGATGGCAGATAAACCGGAAAAGGTAGAGACGGAAGTTGTTGAGAATGACAATGATTTGCCGGACTTCATGAAGTAGGAGGATAGAATGAACTTTCCAAAATCTGAATTGAGTAAGCAGGATGCATTGCACCTATGGATTACTTGCCGTTCGGAGTATGCCAAAGAGCAAATGATCCTTACAAATTACGGAATTGTCTTTTTTGTTATGCGACGTTTAGGCATTCCAGCGTTTGATGAAGATATGTTTCAGATTGGTTCCATTGGACTTCTAAAGGCTATTGACACCTTTGATTCTTTAAAAGGATGTTTTTCTACATATGCTTTTCGACTTGTGAGAAATGAACTGCTTACGGAATTCCGGAAAAGTAAAAAATCAGTAAATGCAGCATTTTCATTAGATGATAATGTGGATATAGGAAATGGCGAAAGCGTTTCTTATGCAGAAATGATAGCAGATCGTAAGGATTATGAAGAAAATACAGTTAATTTCATGCTTGCTCAACAGATTTTTGAGGAATTGAGTCCGAGAGAACAACGTATTTTTATTATGTTTTTTGTGGAAGGGAAAACACAAAGCGAAATATCCAAAGCACTTGGAATTACACAATCCTATATTTCAAGGATTATTAAAGGAATAGGAAAAATAAAAAAGAAAGGAAGAAAAGCCAAATGAGAGTTATTAGCCAGGACGGCACGATTGATTTGCCGTATGAACAGGTAATTATTACGAGACACGATAAAAGCATTTACTTAATGGAACATCTTACTAATGACGTTGAAATTGCTAAATATTCCACGGAAGAAAAGGCAGACGAAGCCATGGAAGAATTGAGATGTGCCTATATGTGTCACGCCATTGCAAAGATGGGGCAGACACCGCCAGATGGAATTGACGAAAAACTCACTATGGGTTTGAGAGGAGTGTTCCAATTTCCGGCGGATGAAGAATTGGAGTAGCATATGGAATTAAAAGTTTTAGGTTCTGGTTCATCCGGCAACTGCTATATTTTGGAGAATGAAAACGAAGCCTTGATAATCGAAGCTGGGTTGCCATTCATGGAAGTCAAGAAAGCACTGGATTTCAATGTGATGAAAATTAAGGCTGTGATTACTACCCATTTCCATACTGACCATAGTCTTTATAGCTTACAATATGTGCAAGCTGGCATTCCTGTTTTTGAACCATGCAGACAGCCGATAAAAGATTCTGAAATGCGTTTTAGAAAAGGAAATTTTGACATAAGAGCATTTGAAAACCGTGATAAATCTGGAAGATGGCTACATAACAACGGAGACGGTTCAGAGTGTCCGTGCGTTGGGTTTTACATTACGCATCCAGATATGGGAAGCCTTGTGTATGCAACAGACACAGAATACGTCAAATGGCGATTTAAGGACATTAATCACATCATGGTGGAAGCCAACTACGATATGCAGTTTGTGAACCGAGAAGAGCCAAATTACGAGCACAGATTAAGAGGTCACATGAGCCTGCCAACGGCGCTTAAATTTATTTCTACTAACGATAATCCGGCATTGCGAAATGTTGTTCTAATTCACTTATCAGATAAATCAGCAGATTCGGCATTATTCAAACAAAAGACAGAAGAAACAGTTAAATATGGATCAGATGTTTACGTGGCGGAACGTGGATTAGAGGTCGATATGAACCTTTACCCGTTTTAAGGAAGCGAGGAATAAGTGAATGAATAAAGTGATTTTAATGGGAAGATGCACCAAAGACCCGGAAGTAAGATGGTCGCAGGGCGAGAAGTCAACAGCTATCGGTAGAATTACTCTGGCGGTTGACCGGAAATTTAAGCAGGATGGACAGCCAACGGCAGATTTTATCAATTGTCTTGCGTTTGGTAAAAGAGCAGAGTTCCTTGAAAAATATTGCAAAAAGGGAACAAAGCTTGTAATTGAAGGAAGCTGGCAGACCGGAAGTTACACCAACAAAGACGGTAATAAGCTGTACACCAATGAGTGTTTGATCGAAAGATGTGAATTTGCAGAGAGCAAACAGGCTTCGCAGGACAACGGAAGTTACAAACCGCAGCCCATGACAGATTCGGATGGTTTTATGCATATTCCGGATGGAATTGATGAAGAGTTACCTTTTACTTAAAAATGACTCGGATAAATCAATGGAAGGGAGATATTTATGTTATTGATCGAGGACAAAGGCCAGAAAGAGGGTCAGCACATACTTAAGAATCGCTATTTTGATCGTAATGACATAGAGGTGCTACGAGCACCTCTTCCAGTTGGAGATTATGTTATCGCGGAAGGAACCGTTCTTGACGTTATAAGACGAAAGTCAGCAAGAAAGATGGAAGTTAAGAAGATGGACTTTATTGGAAGCTACAAGGTTGCTGTAGATACTAAGAAGGACATGCAGGAGATTACGGGAAACGTCTGCGGAAAACAGCATCCAAGGTTCCGAGACGAGTGTATTTTGGCGCAGAACAACAATATAGCACTGTATGTTTTGGTTGAGAACATGGATGGAATAAAAACTATTGAAGACGTTTTTCATTGGCACAATCCAAGGCTTGAGAGATACAACAAGATAAAGTACATGCATGGTATTGGAAATTGGTTGAATGTACCGCTTCCAAAGGCACCGCCAACAAGCGGGGAAGTCCTTGGAAAAGCAATGCTGACAATGCAGCTTAAGTACGGCGTGGAATTTGTTTTTTGCAGACCGGAAGATGCAGGATCGCGTGTCATTGAGCTTTTGGAAGTAGAAAAGTGATAATTTTTTGGAACTTGAAGGAGATATTATGGCAAGTAAGCGGATGTTTCGTATAGATTTAGTGACGTCAGATGCTTTTCTTGACATGCCGCTCACAGCGCAGGGGTTGTTTTTTCATTTATGCATACGGGCAGATGACGACGGTTTTGTTGACTGCGCTAATAAAACAGTAAGAGAGTGCCAGGCTTCAAAGGAAGACTTGCAAATTCTCATTGACAAACATTATGTTCTTACTTTTCCAGGATCTAATGTTATTGTCATAAAACATTGGAAATTACATAACTGCATTCAAAAAGACCGTTATAAGCCAACCAATTATGCAGAAGAAAAATCAATGCTTTATACGAAAAGAAATGGCGCATACACCTTTGATGCTTCAAAAAATTTTTCCGGAGTGAATGCAATAAGGAGCGCAGGAAGCTCGCCGGGGAAAGAAGTGGAAGCGTGCATACCGCCATTGGCGGAAGTGGCTGATTATTGCCGTAAGAGGAAGAATGGTGTGAGCGCGGAATCATTTATTGATTACTACAAATCAATAGGTTGGAAACGTAATGGAGAAATAATAACCGACTGGAAAGCCGCATTAAGGAGTTGGGAGAAGCAGAAGAAAGAGAGTAACCCAAGATCAAAAAACAAATTTAATAACTTTCATCAGAGATCTTATGACTATGATGAATTAGAAAAAACTTTGATGGAAACAAATGTTAGGGAAGGGCGTGATAAGAAATGATGGAAATGGGCGAATACGAAATTTGCAACAGGTACCGACATGCAAAGCATAAAGGTGAACAGTTGGAGATTCTTGCGGAACTAAACGACGTCCCAAGGAACAAAATTATTGGAATTTTATTGGAAAACGGAGAAAATGTAAAACTTCCAATAAAAACAAGGGGAAGAAAACGCAATACGGATTTTACAGAAAAAGAATACCAGAAAGCATTGCTTAATAGGCTCGATGAATTGGATGGTCAAATTTCTGATCGTGAAAATGAATTCAAAGATATATGCACAGTCCTTTTTGGAACTCGATTCGATTGAGATGAAAAGAAAGGAGAACTGATTCATGAGAAATAAAGATGAAGAACTTAGGCGAGAGGGAATGGCATATGCTTTGCGAATTGCAAAGGAGAAGGGAATTGACTCTCTGGAAGAAGAGTGCCGCTTTCGCGGCGCAACAAAATTACCACTTGCGCTACCCAAGAATGCAATAGATGAATGCGTCAGCAAGATTAAATTAAATACCATAGACACGGTAACGATTTTGTCTGCAATGGTTTTGCACGATGAGTTTGACTTTGGTAAAAGCCACATACAGAGATTTGTTGATCGCTTCAATAAAAAGGCAGAATGCATCATGGATGATTATGCTACATGGGAAGATCAGATACAGATCTTGAAAGAAGAGTGTGGGTTGGATTTTAAAATTCGCAGAAATGACACTGATGTGAAAGTGAGATAAAGGTATGAAAGAAAAAATGCGCAACGATAGCGGCGACGCGCTTAAGAGATTCAGAGAAGTGCTGTATCAGCTGCGGTGCGGAAGGGAGCAGGGAAAATGAATGTCGATAAATGATGCCATAGAAATATTGGAAAAAGCTATAGAAGCCCAAAAAGATAATAGAGATATGCTCCAAGCTTTAACAAAAGCTGTGAAAGCATTGCAGATATGCAGGGACACAAAAATGAAACAGCAGCCAAGAAAAGTGGCAACCAGGTATGCGCGGAAAGAATTCTACTGCCCTGCATGTAAAAAACATATACGTGACATCTACAGAAATAAAGGCAGGTATTCATTTTGCGATGTATGTGGTCAAAAAATTGATTGGAGATAAAGACACGGAAGGGAGAAAAAAAGATGCCGAAGTGTAAGAACTGCAATAACTTATATAATCTGTCAAATAAAGATGATGTAATTGTCGGTAAGTGGTGTCCGAAGATTAACGACAGCCCACATTTAGACATGGAGCGCAACTGTGAGCATTATAAAGCCATGACCAATGCAGACCGGATCAGGAGCATGACGGACGAGGAACTGGCAAAATGGTTTGATGCTGTGACGAAAGACATACTTGGTGGAAGCACTTGGGATAAAAAAGGATGGCTTAAATGGCTTCGGGCAGAAAGCGAGGAATAGCATGGAGCAATATTCCTTTGACAGTTTAGGACAGATGGTCCCGTGTCCAGATAGAGAGAAGTGTGGAGCTTATAAATGCCCGCCCTTGCCGGACGGCACGCCGCGGGGATGCACCGGAGAACGGAAGTGGTGCAAGATGAAGTTTAAGGAGAGTGAGGAAAAATAATGAGTTGCGAAAAAGAATGCAAGCTCGGCAAAACATATTGCTGCATGGAGTGCCCGAGCTACGATATATGCCGAGAGAAGCGCAAGAACAGAAAATCGGGCTTTGAAAAAGCGGTGAAGTGGATTGCCGTTGGCATTGCGGTTATCGCCGGAATCAAGATGACGGGATCGGCATGGTGCCTGTGGGCGTTTGCTTTGCCGATACTGGCAGATTAGGAGGGATAGCATGGAGAGTAGATATTTATATCGCGGAAAGCGGATTGATAATGGCGAATGGGTGGAAGGATGTTATGTGCTCATAGACAACCACTGCTACATATATACAGGTTCTTTGTGTAATGGCGGTTTATATGTTGTTGCCGAAAGATTTGAAATCCAGATTGATACATTATGCAAGTGTACCGGATATGAGGGAATCTATGAGAATGATATCTTCCGGTATGAAGATGAAGATTTCGTTATCAAATGGTCAGATGATTCATTGAGTTGGGAAGCCGTATCCATATTTACTGCTGAAAGCGTTTCCTTGGCAGAGTTCAATCCGGATTATATAGATGTCATTGGAAATGAGATTGACAATCCGGAACTGTTGGAGTGAGCTATTTCCATTTTGGAAACAGCTGAAAGGAGAAGATATGACAGAGAATGAAGCTATCAAAAAAATCAAGTACCGGATGCATACGGCGGAGCATGTAGCCGGGGAATGCGGAATGGAAGATCTGGAAATGGCGATCAAGGCACTGGAGGAAGTACAACAGTACCGCGCAATCGGCACACCGGAAGAATTGCAGGAGATGAAGAAAGATTTTGCTGAAGCGTTAAGCGACTGGCGGCAATATCGTAAGGTTGGAACTTTAGAAGAATGCCGGGCGGCTGTGGAGAAACAGACAGCGAAGCGACCGAGAATTATGGGAAACGCAATGATTTGTCCATCGTGCCCGAGATGCTTTAAAAGTGATAATTCCACCTATTGCCCAAGTTGCGGTCAAAGGATTGATTGGGGGGAATGAAGAATGAGCATAGTTTGGTTTATAATCCTATTTTATGCCTACGGTAATGGAATTGAAATTACTGATATGGAATTTATGATGTGCTCAATATTCTATATAGGAGATTGCATCCTGATAAGAAAAGGCGCCGAACGGATACTATTACTACGAAGATTGGCAAAGAAATGACATTGCCGATGTTACAAAGTGGAAACCATCCATCCACATGCCGAAAGAAGCCGCGCGTATTTGGCTTAAGGTTACGGATGTGAGGGTGGAGCGGTTACAGGAAATTACAGAAGATGGATGCATTGCAGAGGGAATATATCCATCAAATTGCAGAGGATGTAACGCTACATTTGGATGTGATGTATGTCCTGATGAAGGATATGATGAAGTCGATAAGTTCGTAGAAGTCTGGAACAGTACCATCAAGAAGTCCGACCTTGACCGTTACGGTTGGGATGCATCACCGTGGGTTTGGGTTATAGAATTTGAGCGGTGTGAGAAACCGGAGGTAAATTAAAACTTAGTGAGGTAGTCATATATGACAGACAAACAATTTGCGAGAAGATTGGCAAAACTGAATACAGCATTGTGGAATTGTATTGGAGAAGCCGAGACTTTATGCGATGAAGCTAAAAATAAAAACATTGACGATAATATGAAAAAATTATTTGCTCAATACAATGATGATGGAGCAGTGAATTGTGACATTCATAACGCTACGTTATCTGATGTTTCTTATTTGATTAAAAACATGACCACGGAGGAAATATGAGCAAACGACCAGAAGTTACGAAAGAACTTTCTTTAGCGCTTGAAAGATATATAAATCCCAAAAACGACACAAGAATTTATATGGCTAAAGAAGTCACGTTTGATTATGCCACAGGACACGCAATCAGAGTGGATTACATGAGATTTAAGCCTGTGAACAATACAGTCTCTGGGATTGAGAAAGGGGACTTTTACTGTTACGAGATAAAATCTTCTGTTGAGGATTTTCATTCGGGACATGGTTTGAATTTCATCGGTGACTACAATTATCTTGTAATGCCGGAGGAAGTATATGCGGCTGTATCAAAAGAAATCCCATATTTTGTTGGCGTGATTGTGCCAACAGAAAGCACTTGGCGGAATAACTGGAGAGAACTGACCGTAATCAAGAAAGCAAAGCGCAGAAGTAGAGAAAAAGCATTATCGGAAATGCTTTTTATGATGTTTCGTTCCGCGGCGAGAGACAGATATAAATTATCTTAGTTGGAGGTAAAAAAATTATGGCTAAAGCAGTATTGATTATGGATATGCCGGAACAGGTATGCCAGAAATGCACATTGTGCTATGAGACAGAGAATGATGACGAATATCTGTGCTGTGCGACAGGGAAACTTGTACCAGACGGAGCAAAGCCGGATTGGTGTCCGCTCCGGGAACTGCCGGAGAAGATACCGGAACTTAAATCCGGTTATGAAGAAATTAGCAAGAGCATTCACCGAGACGGCTGGAATGCCTGCTTGGATGAGATTTTAGGAGGAAAAGATGACGGTACAACTGCAAACAGAGTATGACATCCTCGAAGATGAGATGGGAGATATTGATGCCGTCCAAGCTGAACGGGAAAAGTGCGAAGAGGAGCGGGATGCGCTATAGGAAAAAGTAGACACACTAACGCATCATATTAAAGAACTTATAAATCAGTATTATCAGCGTTACATAAAGACGGAAGAGATTATTCCGGAATTAGAAAAATTGATATGAAAGGAGCCGGGACCTATCCGGATAAAAGGCGCGCCGGGTTCCTAAAAAGAAAATGAAAACAAAATGTGAAATTTACAGAGATTCTATGCAGAATTACAAAAAGTACGCGATACCGTCGGCACAGCTTATTATTGCCGATGTACCTTACAACGTAGGGAAGAATTTCTACGGCAGCAATCCGATGTGGTACAACGGCGGCGATAACAAGAATGGAGAAAGCAAACTTGCAGGAAAAGCAGCATTTAATTCGGATTTTAATTTCAATCTGTATGAGTATTTCCATTTTTGCAGCAAGATGCTTAAGAAAGAGCCAAAGAAAGCAGGAAACCGCGGTAGAAGTTCAGAAGCACCGTTCATGATCGTGTTCTGTGCGTTTGAGCAGATGCAGACATTGATTGCGGCGGCAAAGAAGCATGGTTTCAACAATTACATACCACTTGTATTTGTAAAAAATTACAGTCCACAGGTGCTTAAGGCAAATATGAGAGTGGTCGGAGCGACGGAGTATTCATTGATCTTATATAGGGACAAGTTGCCAAAGTTTAGAAATGGAGCAAGATTCGATGAAAACGGAAAGACTATCCGAGGCACTGGACATATGATCTTTAACTGGTTTACTTGGGAGAAAGATGGCAAAGATATTCCCAAAATCCACCCGGCACAGAAGCCAGTATCTGTTTTAAAAAAGCTAATAGAGATATTTACAGATCCCGGTGATGTGGTAATTGATCCATGTTGTGGAAGCGGTAGCACATTAAGAGCGGCGGCGGAACTTGGAAGAAATGCGTATGGATTTGAGATTGACCGCAATTTTTATACAGGAGCAAAAGAGAAAATGCTTGTGTTCGAAACTGATAATCAGATTAGTTTCGAGGATATTCCAGGGGTGATGCCATGAGAACAGTATTGAAATATCCGGGAAGTAAATGGAACATTGCTCACCGACTGGTGGAACTGATACCGGAACATCACAGCTATGTAGAGCCGTTCTTCGGCAGCGGGGCCGTGTTATTTAATAAGCCGGTATCTGATATCGAGACGATCAATGATCTGGATCATGATGTTGTGAATCTCTTCCGGTGCATACAGGAAGATGCGGAACGTCTGTCCAGAATGGTAATGACTACACCATTCAGTCGTGAAAAATATGAGGATACATATAAACTGGATGTATGGGAGCTGATGATGCCGGATGAACCGTATCATAAGGCATTACGATTTTTAATCCAGTGCTGGCAGGGGCATGGGTTCCGTACCAATGGTAGCAAGGTAGGATGGAAAAACGATGTACAGGGCAGGGAGAGAGCCTACGCTCTGTGGAACTGGTACCGTCTGCCGGAATGGATCATTGACATAGCGGAACGCCTGCGCATGGTGCAGATCGAGAATCGCCCGGCGTTGGAAGTGATTGAGAGATTTAATTACAGCAATGTTTTTATGTATATTGATCCGCCGTATATTTTGGGTACCAGAGCGGGAAAGCAATACAAGCATGAGATGACGGATGCGGATCACGAAGAAATGTTGAAGCTGTTGCTGCAGAGTAAAGCAAAGATCATGATTTCTGGTTACGAGTCAGAAATGTATAACGATTATTTGACTGGATGGGAGAAAAAACAATTTTCGACCTGCGCAGAGTATGGAAAACCGCGGACAGAAACGGTGTGGATGAATTATAGGGCAGATTTACAGATGAAATTGGACTTTTCGGAGGTTACGTCAGTATGATAAATGGAGAATTGATCGTTGACAACTTCGCCGGTGGCGGTGGTGCTTCCACCGGTATAGAGTTAGCAACTGGATACAGCGTTGATATTGCGATCAACCATGATCCGGAAGCAATCAAGATGCACAAAGCAAACCATCCGAACACAAAGCATTACTGTGAAAACGTCTGGGCGGTTGATCCGGTCAAAGCGTGCAACGGGCATCCGGTAGCACTTGCCTGGTTCTCGCCGGACTGCAAGCATTTCAGTAAGGCAAAGGGCGGCAAGCCCAAGGATAAGACCATCAGAGGTCTTGCGTGGGTAGCCTGCCGATGGGCGGGGCTGGTGCGACCGAGGGTCATCATGCTGGAGAATGTGGAGGAATTTAAAACTTGGGGACCTCTTGGGCGGCGGCATCATCCAATCAAGGCAAAGCAGGGAAAGACGTTTGAAAAGTTTGTGCAGCAACTTACAGATCTTGGGTATGAGGTGCAATGCCGGGAGCTGATTGCCGCTGATTACGGCGCACCGACCATGCGGAAAAGATTTTTTATGATCGCACGTTGCGATGGCAAGCCGATTGTTTTTCCAGAGCCGACACACGGACCGGCAGACAGCGAAACAGTTAAAGCAGGACTCCGCAAGCCGTATGTTGGAGCATATACACAGCTTGATTTTTCTTTGCCATGTCCGAGCATCTTTGACACGTCGGAAGAGATCAAGGAAAAGTACGGAATCAGGGCGGTACGTCCGTTGGCGCCGAAGACAATGGAAAGGATCGCAAGAGGATTAAGAAAGTTCGTCCTCGACAATCCGGAGCCGTTTATTATCCAATGTAATCATGGTGGAGAGCGCAGACCGAACGATATTCGGAAGCCAATGCCGACCATCACTGGAAAGCATGGGTATGGAATTGTGGAGCCGACGTTTGCACCTTATATGGGGACAAATACAACGAATCATCCGGGGGGAAACTGCAAAGATCCGATACATACGATCACCACAGGTAATCAACATTGTCTTATCAGCCCTACGCTTATCCAGTACCATTCTGAAACGGCGCAGGGAGAAGTTCGGGGACAGACGATTGAAGACCCTATAATGACGGTGGACGGATCGAACAGATATGGACTGGTCACATCATTCATCCAAAAGTATTATGGCGGAAATTATCAGGGAAACGGCTCTGACATTAAAGAACCATTGCACACCATTACGACGCTTGAAAGAAACGCTATGTGTGCAGTAAACCTTATTCAGATGAATAATCATTGTGATGGAAGGGATGTAAAAGAGCCAATTCCGACAATCACAGCAGGAGACGGTCATTTCGGAGAGGTGAGAGCTTTTTTAATCAAATATTATGGACAGGGAACTGGACAGGATATAAAGGCACCGTTGGACACCGTGACGGCGCAGGACAGATTCGCACTGGTAACCATCAATGGCGTAGATTATCAGATAGTGGACATCGGACTGCGGATGTTGGAGCCACGGGAACTATATGGATGTCAGGGATTCCCGGACGACTACATCATTGACCATGATTATACCGGCAAGACGTATCCGCGGAGCGAACAGGTGCGCCGATGCGGTAATGCTGTGTGTCCACCGATACCGGCAGCATTAGTCAGAGCGAATTTGCCAGAGTTATGCGTGGCGGAGCGGACACCAAATATGAAGATTAAAGCAGAGCAGACCGGACAGCTCCGGTTTGCCTAGAACGGAGGAATAAAAATGAAAGTAAACTGGGAAAAGAGTGTCTTTACAATATTACCGACAGTGATAATCGTGCCAAAGAAGTATGCCATTAAGAAAAGAACTTATGTGGCTTTCGCCTGGCTATATTGGTGGATTGACCTGATGGAGTAGAGCAAATCGGCTATAGCTCCGCCAGCAGTAATGCGGCGGGGCAGAAAGAGAGGATAAATAGATGGAGAAATTTTTTACAATTAACAAAGACAGTGATTTTTATAAAGCATATGTACAGTATCAGAAAGATGTAAAAGCGAATGCGCAGGCATTTAAGAAATTTTCGGAGGAACACGGGATTGAGTCGACGCAATATATTCCAGACGATAGAGCGGTAATAATTATTCCAACTGAAAATGATTTGCAGAAATTTCAGGGTATGTTTACAAAAAATAAATTATATTACGAAAACGGTGTTAGACGTTTCAGAGCAAACTGTCAAATTACCAAGGATTGGCTTGAGATTGCAAAGACGGTACCAAAGCCGAAAAAACCGGATTACTTCTGCTACGGAATGAGATTTTGTGGGAAATATAGCACAAGGTGCTTTATGATCGGCGATGTTTTATATGGTTCGGCGGAGAATGTAGAAGTAAAGCTACTCGACTTTATGACAGAAATTAAAGCGAGCGAGTTTTATAAGGCAATCGAGGAAGAAGAGAGCAGAGAAAAGGAGCAGTTATGAAAAAGAAACTTATAGCAGCAATAATGACGGTAACACTCTTGATCACCGGATGCGAGAGCGTGAATGTGAGAGCAGAACAGGACGAGAAGATAATAACGGTGGAACGCGGCAGTTACTATGCAATTTTCGCTGATAATGACACGGGCGTGATGTATTTGTATATCAGGAACTATGGTGGTCTTACAGTCATGCTCAATGCTGACGGTACACCGAAGATCTGGCAGGGAAAAGAATAAAATATTGGAGGATATTGGCTTATGAAGTTTTCAAAACTGACTAAGCCAGAGCTTGAAGTAATTATTGAAAACGCCAATTTTACGGAGCAGGAAGAGGAAATATTTTCTCTTCTTGCCCGTGGATTTATACCAAAAGAAATATCAATGAAAATTTGTATTCCGCTAAGAACAGTAGAAAGGCGTATCTTTGATATAAAGCAAAAAGTCAAGAGATTGGAAGGTGATTTAAACGGAAAATCTTTCTAAAAGTGAATTGTTGAATTTCGCCATTGAAAATGGTATTATCGACATAGACACCATTCAGAAAAAAATTGAGATGAACGAAAGGAAGAAATTTATTGAAAAACACAACTACAGCATTTGGGAAGGAAAAGACGGTAAGTTTTACACATATTTGCCCGATGAAGAAAGCCAGAGAGGGAAAAAACTTGTAAAAAGAACATCTGAAAAGGCGATAGAAGACGAGATAGTGAAGTTTTATAAAGCCATGGAAGATGAACCGACAATCAGCCAAGTATATTCTAGCTGGATTTCTGAAAAATTGGAATATGGTGAAATAACAAGGCAGACAAAAGACAAGTACGAGACAAATTTTAAAAGATTTTTTGAAAATAAGTATTTGCCGATTGCAAATAGAAAAATCCGGTATATTGACGAAGAAATATTGGAATCATTCATAAAAACAACTATTTCAAAGCTGGAACTTACGCAGAAAGCGTACTCCGATATGCGGATATTGATTAACGGAATTTTCAAATATGCAAAGAAAAAACATTATACCAGCTTAAGCATAACCAGTTTCATGGGTGATTTGGAAATTTCGGAAAAGTCATTTAAAAGGAATCATAAGTCTGACAACGAATTAGTTTTTTCTAAGGATGAAGAGCTTTTGATTGAACAATTCATAATGGAAAACCAGCCTACATTGATTGAACTTGGAATTATTTTGGCATTTAAAACCGGACTAAGGGTTGGAGAAATATCCACGCTTTCATGGTCAGATATTGAAGAAAATAAGATACATATATCAAAGACAGAAATACGATACCGAGATGATAGTGGCAAATATGTGTTTGATGTTCAGAATTTTCCAAAGAGCGATGCCGGATTTAGAGATGTTATAATTACCGAAGATACCAATGAACTTATGAGAAAAATAAAAATGCTTAACCCTTTTGGAGAATATATTTTTATGAAAAACGGTAAAAGGATAAAAGGACAAGCATTTACAAGACGTTTATATGTGATCTGCGATAAGGTTAAAATTGGTGAGCGATCAATTCATAAGGCGAGAAAGACATATGCTACAAAGCTTATAGATGGAAATGTTCCAGAATCTGTAATAAAAACACAAATGGGTCATACTGATATTAGAACAACGCTTGACCATTATTATTTTAATAATAAAACAGAGAGTGAGATGCAAGAATACATTGCGAAAGCACTATCGATGTAAAAGGTAACACGAGGTAACACCTTTAGGTATAAAGAAACCTAGTATTTATGCGGGTTTGCGGGGTTTGATACCGAGTTCAAATCTCCCTTCCGCTACTATTTTTTTAAAATTGAAAACCTTGTGAAGCCTTGATTTTACTGGACGAAAGGAGATTCTGAATGGTGTCTTTTCTGAAAGCCAAAATCAAAGGTAACACCAAAGGTAACACGAACAAACGTACGAACGCTTAATGCGTTCTTTTTTATTGCAATTTTGGCGGTGATACGGCGGGAAACAGGCGTTATTTAGACGGTATTCTGGCGGTTTTACCGTATTTTTTTATGCCACAATATAAGCAAAGGGAGGGATGATAATGTTTTCTGACGATGTTCTTGAGAAAATTTTTGCCAGAAAAGAATTGCAATCATTAGATTTGTCAACGCAGTCATCTATCATTCACGCAATTGAGGATGTTTTGGAGGAGGTTGAAGAAAATGAACATGAACGGAGTTTATCCGGCACCGGGCTATAGTCAGCAAATTCCTTATCAGGCATCATATGGGTATAATCCATATGGTAATCAGCAAAGAATTGAACAGCCACAAAATTATTTTCAACCGGCGCAAACACAGCAAATTCAGCAGCCACAAATGACGCCTATTGGAATAAATGGAAAAATTGTGCCTTCTGTTGAAAATATTACTGCAAACGATGTGCCTATGGATGGAAGCGTGGCGTTTTTTCCAAAGCAGGATATGTCGGAAATATACGCAAAAAGCTGGAACGCAGATGGTACAATCCGCACAATCGTTTTTAAGCCGGTTTTAAATGATATGACTAACAATTTATCACATGAGACGGGAAAAATGAAATTTGACCTATCAGACGAGTGCACAGGGGCATTTATGGGAAAGTTTGATGAACTGTTTGGGAAAATTGAACAGTTAGAGGAACGCATTGGTAAAATTCCGGTTCCACAGAAAAAAACTTCTCAAATTAAAAAGGAGAGTGAATCCGAATGAATCTGATGCAAATGATTTTGAATCAAATGATAAATTCTCCGCAAATACAAAATAATCCAATGGCTAAAAATGCCATGCAGATGTATCAAAGCGGAGACAGTAATGGCTTAAAATCAATGGCAGAAAATCTTTGTAAAGAAAGAGGAATTACAATAGATGAAGCAAAGCAAAAGGTTATGAGTATGTTTAATCATTAGTACATTTTGGGTTGCGCGCACAATAACCGGTTATCCCATTTGTAAATAAATCAGATGGAGGTAAACAAAATGTTTAATGGAAACGCATCTCCTAGTCTTGCTGATATTGCAGCAGTGACAGGAAACGGAAGAAACAATGATGGCATGTGGGGCGGCGATGGCTGGTGGGCTATCATTATCTTCGCTATGATTTTTGGCTGGGGCGGCTTTGGCGGCAATGGCTGGGGAGGAAACGGAGGTATGGGAGCGACAGCATCTGCATACACCGACTCTGCAATTCAGCGTGGGTTTGACACGCAGGCTATCATCGGAAAGTTAGATGGTATCACAAATGGTCTCTGTGATGGATTTTACGCACAGAACACTGCTATTATGAACGGTTTTCATGGTGTAGACAATGCAATCTGCAACCTTGGCTACCAGACACAGCAGGGATTTAATACCACAAACGTGACACTTATGCAGGCGCAGAACGCTTTGCAGTCCCAGATGGCAAATTGTTGCTGCGAGACCAGAGAGGCTATCCAGGGTGTGAACTACAATATGGCGCAGAACACCTGTGCGCTGCAGAACACCATGAACAGCAACACGAGAGACATTATTGACAGTCAGCAGGCAGGAACAAGGGCAATCCTTGATTACCTGTGCCAGGAAAAGATTTCTTCCTTACAGGCAGAAAATAACGACTTAAGAAGAGCCGCTTCACAGGATCGCCAGTCTGCATTGCTCACTACTGCAATGTCGGCACAGACCCAGCAGATCATCAACGCTGTAAATCCAGCTGCAATCCCGGCATATGTTGTGCCAAATCCTAACGCTTATGCGTATGGTTGTGGATGCAACACAGGATGTAGCTGCTAAAAGTAGTTGCTACACAAAATTGAATAATTGAGTATCTTAATTGAGTTTAACTCGACTATGTCTGCAAAAGCAGTATTACTTATAAGCGCAAAGGGCAGACTGAAATATGTTTGCCCTTTATTTCATGAATAGGAAGGTAGAATACATGGACGAAATTAAAAATAAATTTATCGAAGCAATCAAAAAGATTGATTTTGAAAAGCTTAACATTTCGGAGCTTAAAACTCTTGCGGAAATAACTGGATCAGTAGAAAAAATGGCAAAAAAAGATTATTCTGAGCTATTGATGGAAAAATTTTCTCCAGACCACGGATTTGTTTTTTCGAGCTCCGATACAAAAACAATAGCAGAATTAAAATAAGGAGGTCATATTATGGCAGAATTTACAGGAATTGCATTACAAACAGTTGCACAGGGCGAAGATGTAGCACTTACAGAAACTCCGGTATGCGCAACAAAATGCATTGTTCATAGACAGGGAAGCGGCATTGTTAAATTAAGAGGACTTACAAATCAGTGCCGGGCAAGATTTTTGGTATCTTATTCCGGAAACATTCAAATTCCTACAGGTGGCACAGTTGAAGCTATTTCACTGGCTATTGCAATTGACGGAGAACCGTTGCAGTCAACTCGAATGATTGTTACACCGGCGGCAGTTGAAAACTTCTTTAACGTTTCGGCGCAGGCATATGTGGACGTTCCTCGCGGTTGTTGTGTTACGGTAGCGGTACAGAATACGTCTACGCAGGCAATCGAAGTTCAGAACAGCAATTTAATTGCAGTCCGGGAAGCGTAAGGAGGGCGGTTTTATGGATATTAAGAGAATGCACGAAATGATCGAAAAACTGTCTGAAAGCGCAGAGTGTGAGTTTGCAAAAGGTATCGAATGTGTGGATACAGAAGAGATGGGAAAAGTCACGGACATGCTTAAAGACCTTGCGGAAGCCATGTATTACCGGACGCTTACAAAATCAATGGACGAATCAGACCCAGAGCAGGTTCTTGATATGTTTGAGCGTTACGGAGACGGCAGACGGTATTATGACCGTTACCGGTATGCAGACGGCAGATTTGCGCCAAAAGGAAGAGGAACGCGGAGAGGATATGACGAGCCGCCTTACTGGCACATGACACCTGAAATGTATCACGATATGGAGCATGACCGCGACATTGATCGACCACATGGGCGAATGTATTACACAGAGCCTACAATTGCGGCAGATGGCGGTATGCGTGACCGCAGAGAAGGCAAAAGCGGAATGAGCCGCAGAAGCTACATGGAAAGCAAAGAGCTTCACAAAGGCAATACGCCTGAGGACAAGGACGCAAAGATGCATGACCTTGAAAAATACATGAAAGAGCTTTCGGAGGATATGGCGGAACTTATCTCCGACATGACGCCGGAAGAGCGCACAATGACAAAAAGCAAGCTGTCAACGCTTGTTTCCAAAATGTAATGGCAGGGGCAGAAATGCCCCTGTTTGTTTGAACATTGACAACTGAATATCAGCTAGTGATTTGTGGATTTGGAAATTTTTCAAAAAGGTATTGACTTTTTGTGCGTACTATTATATATTAAATGTGCGTACAGAAAGAAGGTGCTGAGAATGTCTCCACGCACAGGCAGACCTAAAGTTGACAATCCTATGAATGAAAGACTTTATGTTCGAGTATCGAAGCAAGAAAAAGATGAAATTATGAAATTTTCATCAGAAAGTGGATATTCCATATTAGAACTTATAAGAGCGGGGATTGAAAAGCTAAAAGGTCAAAAAAAATAAGAAGTTGCCACGCTACCAACGAAAACAACTTCTTATCAACCGAGATAACTCTCTGTGAAATATTTTATCATAGAGAGTATCTCTTTTCAAGAAAAAATTGAAAGGCAGGAAAAATCTATGAGAGAAATGTATATTGAAGAAATTACCAAAAATCTGAATGTACTCAGCGAACACTTTTTAAAATGTGTGTGGATTTTTACAAGTAACCTTGCATCCGACAAGAAAGGCGGTGCGAGATGAAAGAACAGCTGATAACGGAAATCCAGAGCATACAGGACGAAAAATTTTTGCAGTTTATTTTGAAAACAATTATTTCATTTAAGCAGAAATGGGGGATTTGCTGATGAACAATATTCATATGAAACAATTAGAACAGACGTTAACCAGTATGGAAGTTTCGGAAATGGTTGGGAAAGAACACGGCAAATTATTGAAAGATATACGGCGATATACATCGCAAATCGCCCAAGCCAATATTGGCTTGGGCAACGAGAGCAAAATTGCGTTGGTTGATTTCTTTCGAGAAAATACATATAAAGATGCTAACAACCAAAGCAGACCTTGCTACGACATTACCAAGAAAGGATGCGAATTTATCGCGCACAAGCTGACTGGAGTTAAGGGAACGGCTTTCACAGCTCAATACATCAATCGCTTTCACGACATGGAACAGGCTCTGAAAAATACGCAGGCTGAAATTCCGGAGAAAGACCCGTTTGAGCACTGGGAGATTCGATGGAAACATGAAACGGAAACATGGTTTTCAAAGAACAACTGGAAGTTAAGTATAATCCTAGAACGGTTTGGTTGGACTCGAAAATTTTTATATCACAAGATTCTCGTGGAATTATCGGATCTGCACAACTTACGCGCAATCGAAAAGGCATATTACGCCAGTTATGGATATCCGCCGGAATACGCTCTTGATCTGCTTGATTTCAATAGAGACCTCAACGATACGGCGACAAGATACATCAATTATTTACTTATTGAAGAATAAAAGGTAAAATAAGCATGAATTTAGAAACCACTAGCTGATATTTGTCTGGTGGTTTCTTTTTTTGGAGGTAAAATATGTTTTTGATAAATGGTATTGAATGGAAAATAGAATTTGTCCGCGGCGCAAGCAGTAAACTGATGCGCTCTGATAGCTCTACCAGCCTTGCCGTGACAGATTGGAACGACAGGGCTATATATGTTTCAGATAAACCGAAAAATGGTTATTTGCGCAAAATACTGGCTCATGAGCTTTGCCATTGTTTTTGTTTTTCCTATAACATTCACATGCCAATCGAACAGGAAGAGTATCTTGCGGACTGGATCAGCCTGTACGGAACCGATCTAATCTACCTTTTGGATGATTTGATGGCAAACATTGATTGGAGGGCGGCATAGTGGACAAAATAGACGATTTACTTCATTACGTTCAGAAGACAAACCCTGGGATGACAAGAGAGAAATTGATAGATGAATTAAACAAAAGCGATTATACCGCAAAAGCTTTACTTTTTACTTCCGAAAACTTTCGGAAAAATTTCCAATCCCCCCTACCTTAAGAATTGGACAAGGATTTTCGTTTTTTAATTTTTAAAAAATTTTTGAAATTTTCGCCCAGATATTCGGAAAAAATTTGATATCCCCCTAGGTTCAGATTTCGGCACGAAAAACCGTTTTTGAGATTTTGAGAATTTTGTTCAGATTTTTGCAAAATTTTTTTGAAACTTTTTTGTAAGTGCAAGTTCAGATTGCACTCATCCATGCTCTGGTCGTGCTTGGTCTTGCTATGTGTCCGTCGTCCGCTTGGAAGCGCTGAAATAATGCAGACGCGGAAACCTCAGCACAAATGCGCAAAATGAGTACAACAAATAAAGCAAACGTCTACATGACATTGCAACTATACGGGCGCGCACATGCCTATAAGTCATTATATGCACAAACTCGCCAAAATGTCAATGTGCACCGCGGCTGCTCTGTGGCAACAATTACAGCCAGAAAGTCCACAGCACGCCAGGCAATCCCCTAGAGCGCTAATGATGACGCGCATATTTACACGCATTTGATATTTGCACGCTTTTTTGCGTGCTGTACTCCACGGCATACGGATAAAAGCAATCCGGGGGAATTTTCCCCCGGAACATCGCGCCGCCTGCAATTGCTTAAATGATAACACCCAATCGCATACAATCCATTTTCCGATCACAAAGGGAGCGCCACTTTTCGGGATCCCCTTTGATGTTTTCGGCGGTTCTGGTTTCCGCCCATTCGTTCCGCGCTTTAATATAAGCGGCTTTTGCGTCGTCTTTTTTTGTTTGTAAATTTCCCATAAATTCCATAATTTAACCATCCTTTCATTATTCAAGAATGAACCCGTAGCCGCTGGTTTGTGCGGCTCTTTGAAATTCTTCTTTCCCGTATTTCTGATACATTTTTTCAAGGTTCGCGGAAATGTCAAACCCTGCAAGTTTTAACTCAAACAGTATTTGTATTTTGTCGTCCATGTTTTACCATCCTTTCAGTGTGCGCCCTGTCTCATCGGTGCAGGTGGGGCAGTTCCTGCAGACCGCCGCGCGGGCGGTTTCGACTATTCGCAAATTTTCCGAAAGATGTCTATTGTAATATTTGCAGCGGCTCTTTTTTTATCCGAAACGTAGCCGCGGCGCTTGCTTTTCAAGGCTTTTTCTGCCTGCTTAAGATTTCCAATTCCCCAGTTTCCGGCTTTTTCAAGTTTTTCCCATTCTTCCGGCGAAACCTTTATAGCTTTAAGCGTTTTCGGGTTAATGCTAAAGCATTTACTGTCTTCTGGGTGCAAAAGCTGACACAGCGGAATATATTCATGCGTTCCCATGTTCTCGCCGATATTCCAGACAAAAAATCCTTTCGGAATTTTTGTGACAATCTCAAAAACGTCTGTTTTACCAATTGCTGTAGTGGTATAAATTTTATTGTTTTCAATTCTTAAATTTTCCATAAATTCCCTTTCTGGTCTGCCATCGTCAGAGCCGCGGCGACCGGTCCGCAGCTGACGGTCATTTCTGACCGTTTCGGCTTTTTTATCTATGCTCGATATAAAAACGCTTTCTTGTTGCTTCTGGGATAACTAAATTTATAAAATCTTCTGCAAGCACAAGCGAGTTAAAAGCAAACGCAACATTCTTGTATTCCGGTTCAAATTTTGATGCTTTGGTTCTGACAACCACTAACCAATTTAATTCATTCATAAGATCTCCTCCTTGGATAATATTTTTGATTTCCTGTTGGTATTATAATATCACTTTATATAGTGATAGTCAACATGTTTTGTCACTTTTTATGGTAATATTTTTGTTGACTTTGGGAACTATATATTATATAGTAAATTTATAAAACACATCAGAAAGGAATGATATAAGGTGCTTAAATATAAATTTAATGTGGGGGATGCGTTAGAACGTGCTGGGTTTAATATGTACAAAGCAAAAACAACCGGACTTTTAAGCCAAGAAACACTTAAAAAGATAAAAAACGAGGATACAAATATAAGTGCTAAATCATTAAATAGCCTATGCTTAATCCTTGATATGCAGCCCAAAGACATATTTATATATGAGGAGACAGCGGAAGACCTGGAACAGAAAAATAAAATTTAAAAACTTTTAAAATATCACTTGCAAAAGTGATAAACATATGCTATTATAATATTGTCGAAAGGCAATAAGGCGAAAGCCAGAAAGGGGAATCATGGACGAAGATATGAGCGTATTTAAAAGTTACTTAAGAAGACTTTTACAGGATCTGAAAGACCTTAAGGAAGTATTGAAGGCTAAGGATTATGAGAAAGCTGAAAAAATGGTTGACCGCCTCATAGACGATACCCAAAAGGGCATAGAGGACAATTAAGCACCAAGCAACAAAGGGCGGCGCAAAAGCCGCCCAGTAACCAATAAACAAGATAAAAAAAGGAGAATGAATTATGACAGATGTCGAGATTTTAATGAAAAACGGATGCACAAAAACAGAAGCAGAAAAGCACTTGAAAAACGGATCAACGATTTTCACAGACTTCGAAGAGAATTTCACGCAATACATGGACGAATGGGGAGTTGATGAGGAAGAGCGGGAAGAATATAAGCAGATGATAGAAGGAAAGAAGATTCTCCCTGATTGGGGAATAGTAAAAGATGCTGGGAAAGTTTACTATATCGCATACTGCTTATAAAAGCTAGAGAAAGAGAGGTTTTTACCTCTCTTTTTTGATGTATTCAAACACTCACACTTTAAAGCGGTAAATTTTGTATACAGAATGGAAACGTAGATAAGATTATTATATTCTCTCCAATACATTGTATTTTTTTATCAAGGAGTAAATATTATATAATATATATCAACAGTACAAAAATCATAAACTATATACTTTAACACGCGCGGATATAATCTATATATGCGAGATATACCAAGTAGTTTAAATTTATACTTGACAAATGCTATACATAGATGATATTGTTATCGTAAATTAAAAAGCATCCGGGCAACAGAGAGCGCACAGGACTCGGAGAATGGGAACGGAAGTCATGCAGCCGGTACAGTTAAGATCTTGATGATCTTGATTGTATCGGTTTATTTTTATGATCCAGAAAGGAGGTATATATATGTCAGATGCACAGAGAGAAGAAAGAGTAGATATAGACGAGATATACAAAGACGACATTGACAAATATATACACCTCTGGATGGACGATAGAAATATAACAGATATGTGCAAGGTATCACAGAATAGATGGTATAACTGTTGTCAGTATGTATATGACAATGTTTTTAAGATCAACCCTGTATACCTTAAAGATGACAATCATATTAGCAATCAATATGATATTTACAAGGTCAATAAAGTCTTAGATATATATATAAGGCTTTGCAACGATTACGAGAAAGTAATAAATATAGTTGGGTTTACTTTTTTTACTGGCATACATAGAGATACACTTAACGGATGGGTAAATGGCGAAAGGCTAGGCTCCACGGCTTCCGACGTTTGCAAAAAGATTGACCAAATGAGGGAAGAAAGTCTTGTAGGTTTACAGATCTCCGGGAAAAACAATCCAATGTGCTACATGCCGTCGCTCAACAAGTATTGTGGCTTTAATATGCCGGGCGTAAGAGACCAGGGAGCCAGATCCAGAGCGTTGACAGCTTCGGAGCTTCCAAAACTGGGAGATGGGAATTGTGCGAGATTGCCGGACAACTTTGACAATTCAAGCCCAGATAATGGTGAAATCGTGATAGACAATTCAAACAATTTAAACCCCAGTATTTAAGCGCCTTACGCCGCATGCTTTCGTTTAAACAGTTTAAGAAACTTAGGTTTAACGAATAGTTAGAACGCAAACAGAGAATTGCACGAACAATTAGAATAATTTAAAGAAAAGGCAAACGCCGGAAGAAGCAGCCAGCAGGAGGGGGAGGGGGTTGCAAAAGCCCAGAAGGAGCTGCCTACTAAGTCACTCAAATATCCCCAAAAACAAAAAGGCCTGTCTATCATGGATGGACTATATGAGACCACTTAAAATCACGGCACCAATAGAATCGGATTCTGAAATTAGTTTCCGGGATATGGTCAATAGGAAAATAGAATGCTTGACCGAAGTACATTCGGAAGTTGTAGACATAAAGTACGGGGTATACAGAATCGGATATAGCACATGGTATAGTGCGATAATACTTTATCGATAATCACATCAAAGGCAATCAAATCAAATTCACATCAGATAAATTTCAAAAATTACACTTGATAATAAAATTCAAAAAGATTCCAAAAGGCAGCAAATAAAATGTTAGAAATGTGTTTTAATTGCGATTATTGTGAAGAGCAGAATGGAGATTACTTTTGCACAAACAATGAGAGCGAATATGTCGGAGATTATGTAGAAAAAGAGTTTTCTTGTCCGGATTGGGATGGATCGGAGGAAGATGAATGAGGGTTGTGTCACAGAAAAAAAATGCTTCATATGATTTTGACCGGACCGAATTTAGAACAAACTATGAATGCATAAGCGCTACTTTTGATGGAAGAACTTTTGTCATTGGGAAATATGTTACACCAGAACGAGCAGCAGAAGTATTTATGGACATGCATAAAGCATATGCGCCTGTACAGGTAGTTTGCACAAATATGGACGAGAAACAAGTTTCTGCATTAGTTGCAGCATCACAAAATGCACCGATTAGATGCGTCGAGATGGATGATCCAAGGATGGCAGTAACAGTGTTTGATAGCCTTGTTTACTATATGCCGGAGAAATAGATTGCTTGCATTGCTCGTTTGCCAAATGGTAAGGCACTTGGTTTTGATCCCAGCATTTATCGGTTCGAGTCCGGTACGGGCAGTTTTGAAAATGGAGGTAAATCATGTTGATTTTAAAAACAGTCATAACAACATTTGATGCCCTTGCGATTTTGACGTTTTTCTTGCTTGGAAGAGATAGCAGCAACGAAAAGGACGCTGTGGCAGTCTGGGGATCACTTATTGCATTGTTCCTTGTCAATATATTTGCAATGTGGAGATGATGATATGGTTTTGTATGACCCGATATTTGGTATTTGCTTCCTGCCGGAAATTTTAACTACGGTCGGAAGAATACATATAAGCAGAAAAAAACATACGGGAGAAACCGACGTTTTGGATCTTGACAGTGACGCTGAGCACCAGTCTGAGAAGTCGGAGCATCCAGTATAGCTTAAGTCCACTGGCATTCGGTTTTTGCAAGAAAAAACTCGGCGCAAGCAATTATTCGGTGTTAGTGGACGTCGGAAAAATAAAAAGATCAAAAATACTATCATAAACGGCGCGCTATGCGCGCTGTGACGGAACGTAGCGCAGATGGTAGAGCACTCGGCTTATATCCGAGCGGTCGCAGGTTCAAGTCCTGCCGTTCCGATTGAGAGATAGGTTTAAAGCTTATCTCGGAATACGAAAAGTTCGTATTTCTCCTTTCGCCACTAGGACGTTTCTGTTAAGGACGGTGCGAGACCGTTCGGTGGCGTTTGCCGCGAAGTACGGTAAGGCGGAAGACCGCTTGGTGTTGGATGATGGTTGTCCCGTAATTTGCTGACGAGCAATACAGGCGGATTCCTATTGATAGTTTGGGCATCTATCCCACGGTGCCTGAGCTGTCAAAAATACAATTAGGCTGTGGCGGAAAAGGTAGACGCTTAAGCATAAGACAACCACGCTTTGGTTAGGAACAAGTCATTGAATTAACAAGACAATGAAGGAACCTGTTAATGGGTGTTACCCGTTGTGAAAAGTCGTTGTTATGTGAGGTGCAAATCCTCACCAGCCTATTTCCAGTGATATCGCACAGGATAGTGCAACGCATGGCACGAAAAATATGATTGCTAACCGTCAGATGGCGGTTTTGGAACGTAGCTTAATTGGTAAAAGTGGCGTGTACACGGAAAACAACAACGAGAGCCGGATTGAAGGTTCGAATCCTTCCGTTCCAATGGTGCCGAGCTGATTTGATACTGTATGCGTAGCGCGGTCGCGTACAGAGATATGGAGCGAGGTGTCCGCGCATTTTGGGGAAGCGGCAACGATTGGCGGTGTTGCGGCTGACTGTAAATCAGTTCCCAAGTGGTAAACATTGTAGGTTCAATTCCTATCTTCCCTATTTCACTCAACTCCATAAAAACACTGTTTGGCAGGTGCGTGGTAGACAGTTGTAATGGATGGGTTGTTTAAGAAATCGCACCATCAAGATGCAGTGTTCCCATAATGGTATTGGAACGGCTTGCTAAGCCGCCGGGCGTTTGTTCGCCTTGTAGGTTCGAGTCCTACACACTGCGCTATGCCGTATGTCCGGGTGGTGAGGGGGCGGTCTTGAAAACCGTTGGCTGTAAAAGGCTTGCAGGTTCAAATCCTGTGTACGGCGTTTGCTCAAAAAAAATCAGGCGTTGATGTGTGACGGAAAATGAACAGAAGTAACAAATTTGGAAGATTGTGAACCTATGTTTATGAGGAAGTAATTGAAATGTGTAAATTTTGCAAGAATTACGATAATAACAGAATATTCGGCGCTAATATTCCCATTCAGAAGTGTGCAAATGAAACAAATTTGACAAATGCACAAATTATGATGAATACAGGGGACAAAGTTCCCGGAATTGTGATTTATTCAAACTACTGTATGGCGAAAGGATACTTTGATATTGCATTTTGCCCGATGTGCGGCAGAAAGTTAGTGGAGGAATGACGTGTTATGATTGTGTTTACATTGGATTTGATAGAAACGAAGTTGTAGGGATGGCTGAAATGTGCAACCATCCGGGAAAATGGATTCCTGGTGCTGGATTTGCTTACAGTGAACATGAGTGCGAATTTTTCAAAAAGAAATCTGGAGTTTCTAAATGGGATTCATATTCCGAAGATGAAAAAGAAAAGGCCCGGGAATATTTCCAAGAATACTATGTTCAAAATCCTGTTGGCGATTTAACATGCGAACAGGCTTGGCCACAGTTCGTTGAATATTTAAAAACTACTGATTCAAATGCTTGAAAAAGACCTTAGATTCTAAGAAAGTTGGTGGAAGAATGAGCAATATACATAGATTCAAAGTAGAACCAATAGAAGGACACCAGGCATGTGCTAAAGTTACAGTTGATGGCGAACAGTGCTTATGCAGTTCGTATAAAATAGAACATTATGCCGGAAGCCTTCCAATGGTCAATATAAACCTTATTGCCGACGTGCAATATGAGCAAGATGCAGAAATCAACATTGTAAACTTGCACGAAATAGCTTCACTGATGGACAAGGGAACACTCGAGGAATTTTACAGAGTTTGGAAGGAGGTTCACGATGAAGCATAGCAAGGAATGGCACACTTGCGACAGGTGTGGTGCAGAAATTGAAAAAGGAATACTGTGCGGAAATTCGATTACAAAAAATGGCATTTTAAATGTCACATACGACTTGTGCTATAAATGTATGGAAGATTTTGAGGAGTTTATGAGAAAGAGTAATGTAAAAGATTGTTCAACTTGTAAATATTGTGATGAGGATTTTATTTTTGACAAAGAGACAGGGGAAAAATATCCGTTTTATGAATGCCAAAAAGGGAATGACACATCACTTGACTATGAGTGCAAAGATTTTGAAAGGTTTATGAAAAATGATTGTAAATATCAATAACAGCACATACGAGATGAACAGCAAACAGTATAAAGCAGTTCTTGATACGGCGAGCAACGCTGTTACCTGCGGCATATACGCTGTGGAAAAGAACAAGGTAGCAATCATGCTTCGAGAGGAATATAAAAGCAAGGAAGAACTGAAACAGGCAGTTGGTAATTATACGGCGAAAGGGTTCAAGGTGCATTGGAAATGAAAAAAACACGTTCAAAAATTATAATCAAAACTAGAAAAGGCGGTTACACAAAGATTTATGCTAACGGAAAATGGCAGAAAAAAGTATACAACATAGACTTTCATGCAGACTGTGTTGGAAATGGCATAAATACTGTATGTGTGTTTGATAGATACAAGACGGACAAGAATGGAGTCTCAATTTATAACGACAAAAACAAGGAATTTGAGGTCGAAAACTGTACAGCAAGAATTTAAAAAAATTACCGGCTAACAAATGGAGTTAGTCGCTAACCAACAAAAATTATTGGCAGAGGTCTTAAGGCACTTCTGCTTTTTGCGGAGGTGCTTTTCTTTTGGCAAGTTCAAGCCTAATTTCCACAATAAACGGATATGAAAATTACATACAGGTGCATGGCGTTGATGAACAGGTTATGGATGCCATGGCAGAAGCGGCAAGGGTAGCCATTCTGACAGAAAATGATGTTGAGTATGGATTAAAGGTTTCTGCCAGAGCGAAAGAACTGACGGAGCAGTTTATCTTTCAATCTACAGGTGGCACACCATGGGATTTAGAGAAATATTCATTCCAAAACAAGGTATCTTATGAAATTCTGGACAAATATTACGGAATTTTGCTCCTTGAAGCGCAAAACAAAGTTGTGGATAGTGCTTTCCAGTATTTGGAAAAGAAAAGAGAGCCTAAAGAACGGTTTTACATGCCAAGAAGAAAGCAATTTTTGAAAATTGGTCTTACAGAAGCATTGCAGGGAATGATTGATGACAAATACGATATTTTGTGTGTATCGCTTATTCCTGGTGCGGGGAAAACAACAGTTGAGAAAATGTTCAATGCTCTTGTTGCAGGATGGTTCCCGAAAGATTTTAGCCTGTTTTATTCGCATAGTGGCGATATTACCAGAATGTATTATGACGGAGTATATGATATTGTCACAAATTCGGATGAATATACATGGAATGAAATTTTCCCGGGGCTTTCTGTTACAAGCACAAATGCAAAAATGGAGCAGTTTAATGTAGGAAAGTACAAGCCATTCCCATCTATCCAATGTACGTCTGTTGGAAGCAAAAACGCCGGTAAGGTTCGTGCGTCTAAGTTTCTTTTGGTAGATGATATGATTGGCGGCATTGAAGAAGCTATGAATCCGTCAATACTTGATAAATTGTGGGATAAATACGCCGTAGATGCCCGCCAGAGAAAGATACAGGACACAGACGGTAAGAACTGCAAGGAAATACATATAGCCACCAGATGGAGCGTACACGACGTTATAGGGCGCATACAGAATATGTATGAGGGAAACCCGCGGGTAAAGGTAATAGCTGTGCCGGATGTAGATCCAAAAACCGGAGAGAGCAATTTTGATTATGAATTTTCTGGGTTTACGAAAGAATTTTTTGAGGATCAGCAATTGTTGATGGATGATATTTCGTATCGTTGCCTTTACAAGCAGGAACCAATCGAACGTGAAGGGCTTTTATTCCCGGAAGATAAAATTCGCCGTTATTTTAATTTGCCGCACGGAGAGCCGGAGATTGTTACGGGACAATGCGATACAAAGGGAAAAGGAACAGACTATTTTGTATTGCCGGTATTACAGAAATACGGAGAAGATTACTATTGCATTGATTGTGTTTGTGACAATACGGCTGATTATGAGATGCAATATGAGAATGCAGCAAATGTGTTGGCAAACAACAAGGTTCAAGAATGCGAATTTGAACGAAATGCCGGTGGTGACCGCGTGGCGATGGAAGTAAACAAGCGTGTCGAAAAAAAAGGATGGATATGTAACATTACTGACACACCGACGGAGACAAACAAGGAAGCGAGGATTTTCCAGTGCTCTAACTGGATATTGCAGCACGTTATATTTAAAGACCCATCATTATATAAGCCAAATGAGCCATATGGAGTAATGATGTCTCTTATCAAGAGATATTCAGTGTCCGGTAAAAAGCAGTTGGATGATGTGCCGGATGTATTTTCAAACTTTGCGCTTAGAGTGACAAATGGAAATAACGTAGCCAAAGTAGAAGCGGCAGTAAATCCGTTTAGGAGGTATTGATATGACAACAAAGGACTATCTAAACCAGATAAGCAGGCTTAACCGGATGATAAATAATAAGCTCGTAGAGCTTGCACAACTTAAAGAGCTGTCATGCAGCATATCGTCAATTACAAATGAAGAAAGAGTAATGGCAACGCCAAATTTTGATAAAATAGGAACAAAGCAGGCAAAAATAGATGAAATGGAACGGAATATAGATGCACTGGTTGATGAATATATCATCAAAAGAGATCAGATTGTCAGCCAGATAGATAGCATGGAAGATGAAAATGTCTATAATGTGTTGTTTTCAAAGTACATAGAAAAAAAGACATTTGAGGTTATTGCAACCGAAATGAATTACTCTTGGAGACAAACAATAAGGCTTCATGGAATTGCATTAAAAAAATTTGAGCAAAAATATGGAGCAACTTATTTGTAAAATGTCATAGAATGTCATATTGAAAAAATGATATAGTTATAATTGAAGAAAGCAACAAAAGTTAAATACTTCACCTCCCCCAATTTAGAAAAAGCATCGCAGAGAAATCTCCGGTGCTTTTTCTTTTGAAAAGAAAAGAGGATTTTATGGTATATAAACCAAAAACAATATATTGCCCGCGGTGTGGAAGAAAAGTCGCCACGCACGATGGGCGTTCAACAATGAACATTTCTGCGGAATGTAGGAAATGTCACAAAAAAGTTGTGTTTTATCCGGAAAATGGAAAAACAGAATTAAAATCTCTTCCAATCCGGTCAACATCCAGTGGGATGACGTTTATTTAGGAGCCAATTATGAATAATAAATCTCTCCAAGATCTTGTTAAAGGCTGTTATGGGCGAAAAATTTTATATACTGATGTTGAAACCATCACAGCAGACAATATTGTCAAGGTGGTGGGAGACTGCATCGGTAATTATTATTACAACAAAACCATCATAGAATACCTGTGGCGGTATTACAAAGGAGATCAGCCGATTTTATACCGATTAAAGGTACAAAATGCTGATATTACAAACAAAATAGTAGAAAATCATGCGTATGAGATTGTTCAGTTCAAAGTAGGTCAGACATACGGTGAGCCAATCCAGTTTATTAGTCGAAAAGATGATGATAAGATTAACAAGGCAGTGGATGCACTGAACGACTATCTTGTAGACGCAAATAAGCAGGAAAAGGACATTAAAGCTGGTGAATGGCAGTCAGCAACCGGAACATCTTTTAAGGCGGTGAGATTTGCAAATGGAGATATACCATTTCAGATTGTTGCCCCTACTCCGATGAATACTTGTGTTATTTATAATCGGAGCACGGAAGAACCGGTTCTTGCAGTACAAGAACTTAAGGAAGAGGATGGAAGATGGTACAAACTGTGCTATACAGACAGTCATTCATGCAAAATTCAAAATGGAGTAGTTTCTGAATGGAAATTGCACGCATTTGGAAGTATTCCTATCGTTGAGTTCCCAAACAATCACGAAAGAATATCGGACATTGAACTTGTCATAGGGCTTCTGGATGCCATAAACAACATGCAGTCAAACAGAATGGATGGAATTGAGCAGTTTGTTCAATACTGGGTTAAGTTTGTAAACTGTGAAATAGACAATAAGACGTTTGAAGAAATGAAAATGAGCCATGCTCTGACTGTAAAGTCTAACAATAAGGATAACAAAGCCGATGTTGAGATCATGACGCAGGAACTTAACCAGAGTCAGTGCCAGGTGGCAAAAGATGATCTTTGGGACAATGCCTTATCAATTCTTGCCATACCAAACAAGCAGGGGAACACTGGCGGAGATACACAGGGCGCGGTAGAGTTGAGAAATGGTTGGGATTTTTCAAAAACCCGTGCAAAGTTAAAAGATCCAATTGTGAAATCAGCAGAAAAAAGGCTTGCAAAAGTTGTCTTAAATGCAATACGAGTTAAAGATCATGATTTGAACTTGTCAGTTAGAGATTTTGATGTGCAAATCAATCATAGCCCACAGGACAATATGTATACAAAGTCGCAAACGCTATATCAGCTATTAGAGTGCGGCATACATCCTCTTATTGCAATTAAAACGGTCGGACTCTGGGGCGATTCGGAAAAAACATTTTTGCAGTCTAAGCCATACATGGGTGCTTTATGGAAAACTATTGATGATGCAGAAGAACAGAAACAAAAAGCACAGAAAATTGTAAATCAATTAAATAAACAGCAAAATAAGACAGCTACCGAGTAATCGGCGGCTGTTTTTATTTTATAAAAATTCGCAAAGTTGTGAGCGTAAAAAACAACAGTGTCATTCGGTGTCGTTGCACCGCAAAAATTCGTAAAGACATATCGGAGGTAATCAATGAAAAGAGAAGAGTTAATTGCAATGGGTATCAGTGAGGAAAATGTTGAGAAAATCATTGCTGATTACGGCAGTGCCGTACAGAGAGAACAGGCAAAAGCAGCAGAGCTTAAGGCAAAGGCAGACAGCGCAGATGAGTTGCAGAAAAAGCTGGATAAAATGGAAGCAGGAAACCTCACGGAACTTGAAAAAGCAAACAAGGCGTTAGAGACAGCAAATCAGCAGATTGCAGATATGCAGAAGAAAAACGCCATCAGAGATCAGCGCGAAGCATTGATGGAAAAGTTAAAAATCAATGCAGAGCAGGCAAAAACGGTCATCAAAGATGATGGAAGCCTTGATTATGACGCTCTTGGAAAGATTACATCCGAAAAGGAAACAGCAGCAGCGCAGGCAAAGGAACAGGAGATCGCAAAAAATTCTGAAAATCCGGGCGGCGGTACTGCAGGTGGAGAGAATAAAAAAACGGCAGATGTTGAAAATGCCGAAAGTATCAGCTTTGGCGAACCGGCAAAAAATGCAGAAGCCAAAGACCATTATGTTTTATAGGAGGTAAATTATGGGAAAACCGATTGAAAGAGACTTTACACAAAGTAAAGGAATTTTAAAATTCTTTCCTTATGAGGGTGCGGCGTGCATCGTTCCGCAGACAATGGTGTCAAGTGCCGATGCAAACGGAAAGAAGATTGCAAAGGCGGGAACACCGTTTCCAAGCAATGACGAATCTTGCAAAGGGTATCTTCTGGAAGATGTTGACGTAACAATGGGAGATGCGCCTGGAACTTATGTATATCAGGGTTCTATTGACAGCGCAAAGGTAACAGCGAACGGAGTGACCGTGGAAGCAACTGCAAAAGCAGCAACACCGCGTGTCACTTTTTTTGATTAAGAAATGGAGGTATTAGAGAATGGCATTACCATTATCAGAAGCATTTACCGCAAGAAGCCTTGGGGTTATGTGGAATAATTATGAAAAAACGCTTGGTTCTGCGCCTTACTTAGGTAGACAGAAATTTGGAACCAGAAAACAGGACAGCCTTGAGCTTAGATTTATCAAAGGGAAAAACGGTCTTCCAGTATCCTTAAAGGCATCCAATTTTGATGCGCAGGCAGAGTTAAGAGACGTTGGTGGATTTTCGGACATTCAGAACGAGATGCCTTTTTACCGTGAATCTTACATGGTAACAGAGCGTGAAGAGCAGGAGTATGCAAATTACCAGTCGGCAGAAAATTCCAACATGGCAAACCAAGTGCTTAGAGAAATCAGCAAAAAACCGATGATGCTTATTGATGGGGCAAGAGTAGTGCCGGAACGCCAGATTTGGCAGTTATTAGCACCATCTGATGGTATTCCAAGAGTACAGGTAACAATTGGCGGAAAGAGCTACTATGTGGATTATACTTCGGACAATGGAGTAGCGCACAAGAGAGACCATTACAAGGATATCTCCGGAAGCGATACCGATAAATGGTCTGCATCCGAAACAGCAACGCCACTTGATGACCTTATCGAGATTAAACGTGAGTTTGCAAAGAAAACCGGATATTCCCTTGCACGTTTTAGCATGAATACAGAAACATGGGAAATGGTTCTTAAGGCGGAAGATACAAAGAAACAGGTGCTTGGAATTACTGCTTACAATGGCGGTATTCGCTTACAGCAGGGGCAGGTTACGGAGTATCTTAGAGGATACGGCATCGAGATTGAAGTTTACGACAAACTTTACATCGACCCTGCAGACGGTGCTACCAAATATTTTATTCCTACAGGAGTTATTTCAGCGCAGGCATCCGGCGTGTACCTTGGAGATTATGTCTTTGGAAAGACACCGGAAGAGAGAAGCGGAAGTTTAACAGATGGAAACCTTTCTATTGTAGAAACCGGTATTTCGGTGTATACATACGCAACAAATCATCCAATCAACACCCATTGCGTTGTGTCAATGATCGGATTGCCTACTTTTGAGGGCATGGACAGCGTTGTTGTCATGAAAGTTGCGTAGGAGGTGCTGTATGGTTGCTGAATACACGGTAAAGCGAAATGGAAGATGGTACAAAGCAGGAGATGAAATCCCGGACAATGCTCCGGGAGAGAAATCTTCCAGCGGGTACACCAAGACAGAGATTAACAGAATGAGCACTTCTGATTTACAGGCACTTGCCGCTAAACATGGGATTGATGGTGCAGAAGAAATCAGCGGAGCGGAACTGAAACGTATTTTGATTGAGCAGTTCGGATTATAGGTGGGGAAGAATGAGCGAATACACAACATTAGAGCAGGTCAAAATCAGACTTAAACAATTTTATATTGAAACCGTTACGGACGAAGATGGTGTTACTTCTGATGTTGTCGTGTTCGACCAGAAAGAAGATAATCCTTACATTGAACAGCTTATCAAGCAGGCAAGAAATGAAGTGGTAAGCAAACGGAATTACCCGAAAAGCTACACGGATGAAAAAATATCAGAAGACTTGAAACAGTTTGAGGATGTAATCGTCAATTTAGCCGTGTACGACCATTCACAGGCAGGAGAAGCCTATATGGCAAGTTATTCAGAAAACGGCGTAAGCCGTAGCTGGAAAGACAGGGAGAGCTTGTTTGTGGGAGTATTTCCGTTTGTAAAAGCAATTTAACATCGCCTATAGGGCATTAATAAAAGAAGATTGTGCGTTACGTTTTGCCGGCGTCGACAAAACGTAGCAGGCGGCACACATTGAGTGGTGGTGGGCGGTGTGCCATAAAAAATGAAAGGCGGTATATGATGTGACGATAGAATTATCTACAGCAATCATTATAAGCGTGTTATCACTCGGTTTTTCCGTCTATATGGGATTAAAGAATAACAAGCGAACAGACACAAAGGATGTTGAGGAACGCGTAAAAGAAAATACACGCATCAATATGAAACTGGATGCCATCTCAAACAACACGACGGATATTAAGAATGAAGTCTCGGAGATGAGAAAAGAAATCAACTCACATGACAACCGGATTATTAAAGTTGAGGAAAGTGTGAAATCAGCGCATCACAGAATTGACGGAATTGAAAACCGTCTTAATGATGATAAGGAGGTGTAATCATGGACATTTTACAGAGCGTTATTGCCAATATGACAATCATCTTGGCAATCATTGGGGCACTTGCTTTTGTTGTATCTGTAATAACACAGGTTATCAAGGGCGTAGGAGCGTTTTCTAAGGTGCCGACAGACATTCTTGTGTTTGTACTTTCCATTGGAATTACTGTAGCTGCATTTGTGGCATATATGCAGTATATTCAGATGACAATTTTATGGTACATGATTTTGGCGGCTATTATTGCAGGATTTATTGTTGCTTTTGTCGCGATGTATGGCTGGGAAAAGCTTTCTGAGCTGTGGAAACGGTTCGGCAAGGATGTGAAGTGAAATGCTTGAAATTAACAAGCAAAAAATGAATTATTCGCTACAGAGCGGAAAGATTCCGGTGTATGTGACGGACGAGGATGGAAACATCGAATATTCGTCATATACCGACTCTGATGGAAATGTAATTTATTACCTTGATGAGGATGGAAACAAAATACCGAAAACAACCGGAGAGTATACCACAGGTTATGAAAAGCCTGTGGTTTTTTATTCTTCAATCAGCAATAAGTTGAGTGAAGCACTTATAAAAGAGTTTGGCGTTGACAATTCCACAAACTTTGTTCAGATTGTCGAGGACAAAGGAAAACTTCCATTGAGCGTCGGCTCTTTGGTATGGAAACGGTCAGATATAAGGTACAAAGATGAAGAGAATACAATCGTTGATGAAAATTCGGCTGATTACATCGTAAAAGGTGTCGCAGACGAAGGATTGACGGTTGATTTGTTCTTATTGCAAAAAAATGTGAAGTAGGTGCTGAATGGGAAAGAAAGTAATCACAATGAGCCTGTCTGAAAAGTCTATTCAGAAAGCCATACGAGAGCTTAGAGCCTATCAAAACAGCTTGACATATAAATGTCAGCTATTGGCAGAAAAACTCGCGGAAAAGGGCGTAGAGATTGCCAGAGTGCAAATTGCTGACCTTGACGCAATATTTACATCGGAACTGATTTCAAGTGTTCACGCGGAATATGAAGGAAGCACTAAGGGCGGCGGGATATGGGCGGTAATAGCCGGTACAGACCATGCCGCATTTGTTGAGTTTGGAACCGGAATTGTGGGACAGCAAAGTCCTTATCCTGGGAAACTGCCGGAGGGTGTTTCGTGGCAGTACGCAAGTGGAAAAACTATCCATCAGATTTCAGATGGAAGATATGGATGGTTTTATCAGGACGACAATGGCGATTGGTGGTTTACAGAGGGAATGCCAAGCCGACCATTCATGTATCTGACCGCAAATGAGTTGCGGCAGATTGTTACACAGACAGCGAAGGAGGTGTTCGGATAATGAAGTACAGGAAAAAACCGGTAGTAATTGAAGCTATTCAGTGGACTGGATTAAATCTCGAAGAAATAAAAGCTTTTGTCGGTGGTTCATTAATCTATGATATTCTCGACACAGCATGGGAAGTGGGTAAAGGTAGACCTCATGTATTTATGAAGATAAAAACATTAGAGGGTGACATGACTGCATCTGAAGGAGATTATATTATCAAAGGTCTCAGAGGCGAATTCTATCCATGCAAGCCGGATATTTTCAAGAAAACATATGAGGTGGTTAAATAATGGCAGGAAACCAGTGGGTATTTGACCTTGAAACAAACATTTTCTCCAATGTGGTAACGATTGCCAAACCAAAACTCCAGAAGAGATATAAAAGCATGAATTTTGACACTGCATTTACAACGGTTGAAAAGAACCTTGATAAAGACCCTGTTTTTCCGACTATTTACATCCATGAGATGCCGGGGCTTGAACGTGGGGCAGATTTAGAGGGCACATTCGTAAATGCGGTGCAGGAAACAATACAGGTTGACGTCATTACAAACACAAAGCAGAGCGATGCAAAAGGGATTATGGCTATTTTAGCTGATGCATTTAAACAGATGCGATTTCAAATCACAGCAATGCCGGAGTTTAAAAATGACAGTGAGAAAAAATTTAGAAGCGTTGCAAGGTTCCGGCGGATAATCGGAGCCAACGACAGATTGATGTAAAAGAGCCGAAAGGCTCTATTTTTTATGCACCGGGTGCAAAAAGATGCGCCCGATAACCGCATTATTTGGCGGTAGAAAGAGAGGTAAAAATGGCAGAAGCAGGATTGTCTACGTTAGGCATTACGTTTGGCTATGGAACAGAAACAACAGCCGGAACAAAGCCTACATCGTTTAAACAGCTTACGAGAATTAACGCAATCGGAGGTATCAACATTGAGCCGGAACAGATTGACGCATCCGCTTTAGAGGATGCAATTACCAGATATGTAAAGGGTCGCGCAGATACCGGTGGCTCTTTCCCTATCACGGTAAACCTTACGGATGCCACAAAGGAAGAGTGGGAAACGCTTATCACGGCGTATAAGGCACTTTCAGGCGGGAAAAGAATGTGGTTTGAAACTATTATTCCTGGATTTACCGATGCGTTTTTTGTGGTCGCACAGCCACCGGAGCAGATACCGCAGCCGGAGATTGGTCAGAACGAACTCTTGACGGTTGAAATGAACCTTACCATTGAGGAATACAAGGGAATGGACACCGCTGTAGCTTTTACACCGGGGGAATAACACGTCAGTCGAATAGTTCGGTTGAATCGGCTGACGATAACCAGACAACCGAAGCGGAACTTGAGGGAACAGTTTAAAAGAATAGGGCGGTCTTCGGACTGCTCTTTCCCTATAAAAAGGGAGAAAGGGAAAGAAAATGACAAAATTAAAGCTTGGAGAGAAAGAGTTACAGATCAAATTCGGATATGAAGCAACCGTGAAAAGCGGAATTATCAAGAAAGTAGCAAAATTAGACCAGATGAAAAATATTGAAGCGGTTGACGAAATCCTTTTATTTATTCCGGAGTTAATCCTTGTAGGCGCGCAGAAGTTTCACAAAGAGGAGCTTGGATACAACTTGGAAACTGAAGAAGAAAAGGAACAGCAGCTTGGAAAAGTATATGCCATGCTGGATGACTACTTTGACGGAGAAGATGCAGATGTTCATGCACTTTACAATGCACTTTTAACAGAGTTACTTGAAAACGGTTTTTTATCAAAACTGCTCAAAGCAGAGCAGAAAGAAGCGGAGAAGAAAACTCCGAGGAAAAAGTAGAAGAACAGAGAGAACTTACATGGGAAACGTATTGCACGGAAATTCGCCCATTCTGGCTTTTAGTCACTAAAGGGTATGGATTTACCGTGTGTGATATAGACGCGTCTTGCCCGGCTGATTTACAGCCTTATGCGGATGCTTACAACTTAGATAAAAAGCAAAGAGACAATGAGATGTGGATGTGGTTTGGAACATACGGATTGTCTGCGGTATCGGTGGCAGTAGAACATTGTCTTGCTGGTAAAAAAGCTAAATCAAAGTATGTAGACAAGCCTATCACAGAGCATAGTTTGTTAAACGATTCTGAAATGACAGAAGAGGAAATTCAGAAACAGAGAGAATTATTTGTGGCAAAACTCAAAATTATGCAATCAAATTATGAGTTGAGCCACCCAAAGAAAGAAGAGGTGCCACATGAAAATTAAAGGTATTGATGTTTCCGGGTACAATGGAAATATTAACTGGTCAAAAGTAGCAGAGAACGGCGTTGAATTTGCCATTTTGAAAGTAATCCGAAAAGATTTGCAGCCGGACAAGTATTTTGAAGCAAACTGGACAGGAGCAACAGAAGCTGGCGTTCCAGTGCAGGGCGTATATAATTACAGCTACGCAACCAACGCAGAAAAGGCACAGACCGATGCGAAAAAAGTGATCGAAGTTCTTGCCGGAAGAAATGTGATGGTGTGGCTGGATGTAGAGGATAAGTGCCAGCAGAATATTGGCGATAAGATTGTCTCTATTATCAATGAATATCAGAAGATCATTGAAGCCGCAGGGTGCAAATTTGGTGTATACACGGGTCTGTCTTTTTACAACAGCTATATCAAGCCATATCTTGAGCATATTGATTGCCCGTTTTGGGTTGCAAGATACCCGTCCAGTACGCCTATGATGATTACGGCGGACGCACCGGAAAACAAGAAGCCTGATATTCTTCATGAACTTTACGGATGGCAGTACAGTTCAAAGGGATTTGTAGCCGGTGTTTCCGGATGCGTCGATCTGAATGAACTGTATGTAGCGGTAGACACGGTAAATGTCATGCCGGAGCCAGAAAATACACTTCATAAGGTTGGAGAGGAAATCACGGTTTCTTCTTACTACAAATCTTCCACGGCTGGTATTGGAGATGCGATCATCAAGTATGCTTCCGGAACGATTACACGAATCAAGGCGGGTACGCATAATCCATATTGCTTTTCAAAAAATGGAGTTGCAGTAGGTTGGTGCAACGATGGAGATATTCGATCAACGGATGCTTCTGTGCAGTCTACAGATAAAAAGACAACGTATACAGTACGACGCGGCGATACACTTTCAAAGATCGCAAAAGAAAACAATGTAACGGTTGCAAAATTGCAGAAAGATAACGGGATCAAGAACCCAAACAAAATTTATGTAGGGCAGAAAATTTTGATTCAGTAAAAAATCAAGGACGGTAAGGTGTCACAGCCTACCGTCTTTTTATTATGCGTAGAAAGTTGGTGCTGTCATGGCAGATATTGATGAATTACAGATAAAAATTAAGGCTGATTCTGCAAAAGCGAGTGATTCCATTGATAAACTTGCATCAAGTTTGGATAGTCTTGGAAAAAGTCTATCATTTGATACCAGTAAACTTTCAAACATAGCATCTGGAATTAGAAGCATGTCTGACGCGGCAACAGGGTTTAAGGGTGCAAAATCAAAAGAGATTACATCACTTGCCACCGCATTAAACAAATTCTCAAATGTAGACACATCATCTTTCTATGGTATATCTGCGGCAATGAAAAATCTTGCTGCAGGAATGAAAGATACGAAAATGATTGATGCCAGCGGTATTTTAAATACGGCTTCGGCATTATCAAAAATGGGCGGAAAACTTGCCACGGTTGGTACTGATAATCTGGTAAAGATTAAGGACGATTTGGCTTACTTTGTCAAAGGAATGAACAGCGTAGGGGCGCTTAACTTTGATACAACAGGTTTGACCAATCTGATAGGAAGTATCAGCAGACTTGGTGGTAAGATTTCTACACAGGCGACAGCCAATTTGCCGCAAATATCAGCGCAACTACAGAATTTTGTGCGCCAGATGAATAAAATCGGCGAACTGAAATTTGATATGACAAACATGAGTAGCCTTGTGACGTCCATATCAAGGTTAGGAAGCGTTGCGAGCGGCAGGGCAGTAAACAACATACCTTTGCTTGCAGATAACCTTAAATACCTGTTTGAGACTCTTTCAAAAGCGCCTAACGTAAGCGCAAACATCATCCGGATGACAGAAGCACTTGCCAATTTGGCAAAAACAGGCGCATCATCCGGTAGAGCAGCAACATCTCTCGGAAAAAGTTTGAACATTTTTAGTGGATCTGCGAACAAGGCGAAGAGTAGCAGCTTTAGTCTTGCGTCAGCATTTGGAAAACTATATGCGTCATACTGGCTGTTATTCCGTGCTTTTTCAAAGATTAAGGATGCTATCGACATATCATCTTCTTTGACAGAGGTTGAGAACGTTGTACGTACCACATTCGGCAATTATGAGAAGCTGATACAGGACTTTTCAAAAACATCCATACAGGATTTTGGCATGTCAGAGTTGACCGCTAAACAGGTGGCAAGCCGATTCCAAGCTATGGGTACAGCCATGGGATTTTCACAAGGAAAGATGGCTGACATGTCGCTACAGCTTACAAAGCTGACTGCAGATATGGCTTCTTTCTACGATATGGAACAGTCTGATGTTGCAAGGAACCTGCAGGCAGTATTTACCGGGGAGACAGAGCCTTTAAGAAAATACGGTCTTGACCTCACACAGGCTACTCTTAAAGAGTGGGCTATGAAACAGGGACTAGATGCCGACATTTCGTCTATGACGCAGGCAGAAAAGACCATGCTTCGGTATCAGTATGTCATGGCTAATACAGCCGCGGCGCAGGGAGACTTTGCGAGAACAGCAGACACATGGGCAAACCAGGTAAGAATACTTAAGCAATCATTTGAACAGCTTGCATCTATCATCGGTGGTGCACTGATTAATGCGTTTAAACCGTTTGTAAAAACGCTTAACGCAGTTATGCAAAAGGTTATTGATTTTGCAACGACAGTAACCAATGCGTTAGGATCAATCTTCGGATGGAAATTTGAGATTTCTGCCGGTGGTTTGGCAGATGATTGGTCTGATGCAGCAGGGAGCGCGGCTGATATAGCAGACAGCACTGGACAGGCAGCGAAGAACGTTGAAAAGATGAATAAGGGCTTAAGAGCCTTTGACGAACTGAATCTGATTACCACTCCGGATAATTCAAGCGGATCTGGTTCTGTTGGTTCCGGCGGTGGTGGTGCATCCGGCGGGGGTGCGTCCGGTGGGCTGGTACAGGTAGATACCATTTTCAAGGACTATGAAAGTCAGATCAGAAGTTTGCGGGAACTTGGGGCATATATCAGCGATGCGTTATCAGATGCCATGGAGTCCATTGACTGGGATAGAATTTATTCCAAGGCTAGAAACTTTGGAAAAGGGCTGGCAGATTTCCTTAATGGTCTTATTACACCAAGATTGTTCGGAGATGTTGGCATGACGATTGCAAGTGCGCTGAACACAGCAATTTATACAGCCTTGTCATTTGGAGAAGAATTTGACTGGACAAATCTGGGAGATTCCATTGCCGCAGGAGTGAATCGCTTCTTTGAAACGTTTGATTTTTCGGCACTTGGTAGAACAATCAATACATGGGTTCATGGAATATATGACACTATTACAACAGCAATTGGAAATATCAAGTGGTCAGAAGTATGGGATGGTGTAACGGATTTTTTGAGTGAAATTGATCTTGAGACAATATCTCTTATTATTGGAGCATTTGCACTTAAGTATGCAGGTAAAATTCTTACAGGTAAAATTCTTAAGGAAACGATAGGAAAACTGATTAGTGAGAAGTTTGTGGCGGCGTTTGGACAAGAGTCAGTAAAGTCAATTCTTTCTTATGTAGTTCCGATTTCACTTTCCGTTGCAGCTGGGGCATTAACTTTTACTATTGGAAAAGACAGTATAAAAAAAGATGCAGAAAATCTAGTAAAAGCATATAAAGATGGTGGATTTTTACAATATTTACAGGAAAGCTTAAAACAGCTTATAAATCCGTTTGAGTGGATAAATACATATGGAGGTGGGATTTTAAGCCAAAAAGGAATACTTGATCGTTATTCAGATGGAGTTGACTTAAACATTAAGATGCCGAAAAAAGAAGATTACGCATCTTTAGATGAATATCAAAAAGCACTAAATGATTTTAACAATAATGTACCAGACAGCCTAAAAGTTCCAAGTAGCTTTGATTTAAAAGCATGGATAGATGAGTGGAAACAAATAAATGGTCTAGATAATGTGGACTTAAGAGCAGAAGTTGTTCTTCCAAACTTGAGAGAAAAAATATCTGGGTTTAAAGACGACGTAAAAGAATGGTGGGGATTAGATGTTGAACTACCCGTTCGCAATAAATTAACAACAACTTTAGAGGATGTTTCTTCATGGTGGGAAGATGTAAAAGAATATTGGGGAGAAAAAAAGCTTTCAATACAGACAGAAATAGGAGAAATAAAAGGTAAAATAGAAGAAAAGTGGAATGAAGCATCTGAATACATTCAAGAAAATATTTTGCCTTGGTTTACTAAAGATCATTGGCTTGAAATAGGAAACGGAATAAAAGAAGGTCTTTCGACTAAATGGGAGGAATTCTCTACATGGTGGAGTGACACAGGTATAGCCGTTTGGTGGAACGAGAAAGTTTCTCCATGGTTTACAGAAGATACATGGAAAAATCTTGGAGAAAGCATAAGAAAAGGTCTATCTAAAAAGTGGGAGGAATTTACTGGATGGTGGGAAAACACCGGATTCTATAAGTGGTGGAATCAAGATGTTGCTCCAAAGTTTACAACAGACAAGTGGACATTTAGTGGTATTTCAGATGGATTAAAAAATGCATGGAATAATGCTATAGCCGCTGTAAAGCACATATGGAACGGATTTGCAAACTGGATGAACTCAAAGCTTTCTTTTTCGTGGGATGCGGTAAACATTGCTGGAAAGCAGATTGTTGGAGCCGGAAGTATAAATCTCGGGAAAATTCCTACTTTTGCCGCCGGAGGATTCCCAAGCCAGTACAGTATGTTTATGGCGGGAGAAAATGGACGGGCAGAAATGCTGGGAACTGTTGGAGGGAAAACAGCGGTTGCCGGTGGACAGGAAATTACAGGTATTCGAGATGCAGTGTACAGTACGGCGCAACAGGAAATGGAATTGCTAAGACAGCAAAATCAGTTGCTTCAAGGAATTTTGGAAAAAGAATTTGGGATTACATCAGAGCAGATCGGAAAAAGTGCTCGCAATTATGCAAAAGATTATTTTAACAGAACTGGAAGAGAAGCATATATTTTCTAATGACAAATACCGCCACTTGTGGTAGAATCATTTTATTACAAGTGGCGGGAGGGTAACACATGGCGTTGATTAAATGTCCTGAATGTGGAAAAGAAATTTCAGACAAAGCAGAAATGTGTATCAATTGCGGTTTTCCGTTAAAACAACACGAAAACAATGAAATGTCTGCGGGGAAAAGTAAATTTTATAAATCATACGAACAAGAAAACGAAAATGATAGAGGGTGGGAACGCCCAAAAGAGCCAGAGATTACAGGTGTTGGAAAATTATTCTTAAGAAATTCTGTTGAAAGATCTCAAAACACGGGATTTAATGGTATATATAAATATACTTTATTCGGAGAAAAAAAAGAGGTTTACTGTCCAAGATGTGGGAGCGAAAATTGTTCTCATTATACGGAGCAGAAATTTGTACCAGGCAAAACAAAGACAAGATACACTGCAAATCTAAATCCATTTAAACCGTTTACTTTAGTAAATAAAAAGGAAAAGATTTTGAGAAAAGATCAAACATATGAAATAAATAAAATTATATGTAATGATTGTGGCTACACTTTCATATAAATTTGGATTTAATATGTGGAGAATTACGATGGAGAATAGGGAGTCTGAATCAGAACTAAATGAGTGCAAAAAGAAGTTGAATAAAGCACATCAAACGATAGAAGAATTGAAAATTAAGATGACGCAAGATAAAAAGAATTACAAATGGGAAATAAGAGAGTTAAATAAAGAAAAAGATGCATTAAAGGCGCACAATACTGATCTTTTTAATCGGGAGTCAAACGCGCTTATTCGTGCGGACGATTTGGAAAAAGAGAATATTGCATTGAAAAAAGAGAAAAAGAAATTGGAAATAAAAATAGAAAAACTGGAAAAAGAGAACGAAAACTTATTGAAGAAAAAGGATGAATGTACTAGGGATGCAGATTGGGAAAGGCTGGGGAAAGCGGGTATATAAGAGGGAGCGCAGAGATGCGCTTCTTTTCATTTTTAAATTTAATAGGAGGTATATATGGAAAAACAGGAAATCAAGATTACATATGGGAACACGGAAGTAACTCACACGTCGGAGAAAATTTTGATTAAAGCGCCTAATATTGAAGTAATCACAAAATAGATAAAGAAAGAAAAGCAGCATCTATTAAATTGGTGGTAGGTGCTATTTTTATACTCATTTTTAGGAGAATAATCATGAAAAAATATAAACCAATAGACTGGAGCAAGTGCCCAGAAAGTCGCACACCAATAGGAAATCCGAATAATTGCGTCGTGGCGGATATTCTGCCGGACGGAAAAACTGAAATCTTATTTTTAAGTGATAATAACGGTGCTCATATTTGCAAAACTGAAAAGAAAACTTGATTGGAGGTGTTCGGCATGGCGTACAGCGGATGGTTGTTAAAGATTGGAAATTATACAGTTCCAATGTCTTTTATGAAACCGGAGACATATAGCCCATATGTGAATATGCAGGACTTAGACGATTATACGGACGCTAACGGCTATCTACATAGAAATGCCGTGGAATTAAAGGCGTTAAAAGTTGAGTTTGAAACACGGGCTATGCTTACAAACACGGAATTTAATGCCATTATAAGTAAAATACGTCAGCAGTTTACAAATGCAACCGGAAGAGATTGCTATATCACGGCATACATACCGGAGTATGACGATTATGTAACACAGTATGGTTACATGGCAGATTTTCAACCTACAATATACGGAACTTATGGAGGTCAAATTCATTACAACTCTGTAAGACTGGCATTTATAGGGGGTGTATACGATGGTTAATTACCAATATTCAAACCTGTTTCTAAAGGACAGCGTAGACAAACAGTTAAACATCGTATCTGATGATGGGAAAATCAATATTACAAACACCGAACTACACCAAGAAAAATTTGAATTGACAGAAAGCTTATGTTCGGAATCTGAATTAACATTCGGGGCATGTGAAGCCGGAATGATTAAATTCACGGTGTCCAATGTATTCTTGCCAATGAAAGGCAAGTGGTTGACTGCAAAGATGACTCTTGATGGTCACGAAGATAAACCATTCCAAATAGGAAGATACAAGGTTTATTCTGACACACCTACGGCAGATCGGACGTGCCGGGATGTGGTAGCTTACGATGCTTTGTATGATATTTTATCATCTGATGTTGCTGATTGGTACAATAAGATACTTCCACAAAAAGATAGCAAGGTAACTCTCAAACAATTCAGAGATAGCTTTTTTAATCATTTTGGAGTGGAACAGGAAGAAGTATCTCTTGTAAATGATGAAATGATTATTGAAAAAACTGTAGAAGTGAAAGCATCAAGTAGCGGAAGTTCAGATACCGCAGAGACAAACACGATAGGCGAAGCCATAAGCGGAAAAGAGGTTTTGTCTTGTATACTTGAAATTAACGGTTGTATGGGAAATATCGGGCGCGTTGGAAAGTTTCGCTATGTGTACTTAACGCAAGAGATGCAGGGGCTTTATCCGGCGAATGATCTTTACCCGGCGGATGATCTTTATCCTAGAAATCCAAAGAGCACCAGCATAAGTAAAAGTCAGTACATTTCAGCACAATATGAAGATTATATTGTAAGAACGATTGACAAACTGCAAATTCGTGAAAAAGAGAATGATATAGGAGTGATTGTAGGTGATGGCGGAAACACTTATGTGATCGAGGGAAATTTCCTTGTTTATGGGAAGGGAACAAAGGAATTAAACGAAATTGGAGAAAAAACGTTATCAAAGATAAAAGGAATTATATACAGACCATTTAGTGCTGACTGCAAAGGAAATCCATGCATTGAGGTTGGAGATGCGGTACGGCTGACTACAAAATATGAACTGATCGAGACTTACATCCTAAAGCGCACGCTGAAAGGCATACAGGCTTTGCGCGACGATCTGGAAGCAGACGGGGAAGAGTACCGTACAAGTAAGGTCAACGGAATTCAGCGGAGCATATTGCAGCTGAAAGGCAAGAGCAACACTCTCGAACGGTCGATTGAGGAAACGAAGTCAACGATTGTTGATGTGGAAAAAGATTTGCAGTCACAGATTACGCAGACAGCATCGGAAATCCGATCAGAGGTAAAAAATACCGCAGACGGGTTATCATCACGGATTACCCAGAATGCGAGTAGCATTACAGCAGAGGTCAACCGGGCAACGAGCGCCGAGGGTACGCTATCCAGTAAGATCAGCCAGACGGCAGAGAGCATCACAGCCGAAGTCAACCGGGCAACGGAAAAAGAGGGACAGCTTGCGGCGGCAATACAGGTTAATGCAGATGGGATCACAAGCAAAGTTTCTAGGGATAGCGTTGTGTCGGAAATTAACCAGTCTGCAGAGGGTTTAAAGATTAGAGCTGATTTGTTGGAATTCAGGGGATCTATGGAGATGACCGGCGGGTATGTGCACATTGACGCGACAGAGAGTACGGACAACTTGGTTGAACTGAAACGGGAAGGGACTCTCGTGCAGATAGGAACGGATGGTTTGAAGTCAGCAGCAGATACGAGAGAACTCACGGCAAGTTACTCTGCTGTGGCGGTGCGCGACACGTCGGCAAACACCATAGCACAAATGCTCTCAAGCGGAAAAGGAATCTCGTCCTACGGCTGGGAATCCTATTCGGACAAGCGGTTAAAGCATGGTATAGAATCCCTTGACAGAGAAAAGAGCGCCGCGCTTATACAGTCTTTACGTCCTTGCAGATTTGTTTATAACTATGACCAGGACGGGCATTACCGGCATGGTCTGATTGCACAGGAAGTACTGACTGCGATTGGAGATGAAGACTGGGCGATCTGCTCCGAAAATCCAGATCCGGATGGCAATACCTATTATGCGCTTGACAAAACGGAACTGATCGCTGATCTGATCGCTGCAGTACAGTTACAGCAAGAGGCACTAGAAGAATTAAAAAAGAAAGTAGGATGAGAAAATGGTAAATGCAAAAATTCGTGAGTTTGAGAATAACATTATCAATTTTATCAATGCAAGTGTTGATATTCCGATTGAGGTTAAGCATCTGGTACTTAAGGATATTTTGCACCAGGTAGAAGCGGAAGCAAACCGGCACGTTATCGCCGAGCGTAAGCAGATGCAGGAAAATCTTAAAAAGGAGAGTGAGGATCATGAATAAAGCATATAAACGTATCAACTGGGAGAATTACCCGAGCGATGCAACGCCTTTGAATGAAGCGAATCTCAACAATCTGGACAGTGCCACAGATACCATTGACGACCGTGTGATTACGCTTGACACAACCAAGGCAACAAAAACAGAGGTTGCTACACTTGTATCAGATGTGACATTTGAGGAATCTACCGGAATTATTACCATTACGAAGAAAAATGGCTCTAGAGTTACCATTGACACACAGATGGAGAAAATTGCTGTCAACTTTAATTATAACCCGACTACACAGCAGATCATACTGACTTTGATCGACGGCACGAAACAGTACATAGATTTGTCGGCTCTGATTACGCAGTATGAGTTTCTTGATACGGATACCGTGGCTTTTACCATTGGCACGGATGGTAAGGTGTCGGCAATCGTGAAAGAAGGAAGCATCGAGGAAAAACACTTAGAGCCAAATTATCTTGCCAAGATTAAGGTGGAAGCGGCAAAGGCAGAAACAAGCCGGGCAGATGCGGCGGCAAGCGCAACCAAGGCGGAGAGTTATGCCGTGGGCGGAACCGGCAGCCGCGAGGGAGAGGATACAGATAACGCAGCGTATTACTACCGGCAGGCGAAAAGCATCTCCGAATCTTTTGCAGGAGCATTGCGTCCGATGGGTACCGTCGCGTTTGCCAGCTTACCTGCATTAACTGCGGTGACCGCCGGGGATATGTACAATATTTCCGATGAGTTTACGACAACGGACGATTTCAAAGAGGGAGCCGGCAGTGTGATCCCCGCAGGAGCGAATATCTATAAAACATCGGATGGCAAGTGGGATGTTCTGGCGGGTACTCCGGTGACGGGGGTCAAGGGTGCAAAGGAGGTAGCCTACCACCGTGGAAACGTAAGTCTGTCGGCGTCGGATGTTGGGGCAGTAGCCGAAAAGGGGGATGCTTCGGACACGACGGTGACTTTTTCGGCGGCGGCGGAGCGCGCCAACATAACCACTGGAGAGAAGTTGTCTGCGCTATTTAGTAAGATTGCAAAGTGGCTGTCTGATCTTAAGCCAGTGGCTTTTTCAGGTAGCTATGATGATTTAAGCAATAAACCCACGATACCGACGGATACATGGCGACCGGTGCAGGATAATCTTACATCTACAAGCAGTACAGATTGTTTATCTGCACGGATGGGAAAATATTTATCCGAAAATAAAGCCAATGCCGTGCATTATCATGATGCTAGATATTACACGAAAACGGAGACGGATGCAAGAATGGCAAAGGCGGCTCGATATGTTGGCTTATATGAACAGGAGATTACGTTGGCAGCGGGCGGGGAATTTTACCAGGCAATCCCGAGCGAGTATCAGAATGGCGGATATATTTATATAATAAATTGCTCGGGTAACTCGTTGAACTTTACCGGCAACATGGAGGGGTACAATATGGCTGTGAAGAATAGAGGGGCAGCTACGTTGGCGACTCGTGTGCAGGTACATTTCTTTAGTATTGGAGTCTAAACATGTTTGGCACAAACCTGCATAAGCAGTGTTTTATATCTGTTCAAAACCTAGACGTTTTTGTTGACCCAAAGTGACAAATCAGACGATTTCTGTCGAAACTTGCGACCGAAATGATTTGAATAATGCTGGCAAAATTTGTAAAATAAAATTGTCCGATAAGGGCACTTCAAGTTCTGGAGAGGGGGCGATGTTTGGCGATTCATTGCCCCCTCAAATGTTACTGGAAAATAATGGTAATTTTTTGTATGGGGTTGACTGCAAAGAACGTACGTTCTGTAATGGCATTAACATTATCGGTTGCAGAGATTGGAGGAGAATAAGATGGGGGAAAATGAGTGCAATGAGGAAACAGCGTTTTACAAGGAAAAAATAACTGAAATGGTCGTTAAGTGCGACAACGAGCGATTTTTGAAATTTTTATATAACACAATACTTTCATTCAAAAAAAAGTGGGGCATTTAGTGCCCCTCTTTTTCATGCCAATAGGTTATATTGTCAAATATAGTCTGTCTATGTTCTTTGCTAAGTTTCATTAGCATTTTTAAGTTATCGAGCAATTCACTATCTGACATAAGGTCTGGAAGAATATCTGGTGCGTTTTCTAAATTATCTTCCCAACCCATTAAATAAGATGGAGAAACTTCAAGAACTTTCCCAATAATTTCTATTTTATCACTTGGAATATTAGTAATAATGTTGTTTTCATATTTATATAGTGTTTGCTTTGAAACTTTTATTTTCTCTGCAAGCTCTACTTGTGAAATACCTAAAAGCTCTCTCTGCTTTTTTATCCTATCTCCGATTGTCATTTGAGTTTTCCTCCTTTCCTATTGGTAACTTTATTATAACACAAAAAAGTTACTCGTCAAGAAAAAAATAACTTGACAAGTTACCAAAATGGAATATAATAAAAGTAACTTCAAAAGTTACGAAGTTAGAAAGGAGTAGTCATATGGTTGATACAAACAAACTTCGCGGCGTTATTGCTGAAAATGGCAAAACACAGGCTGATGTTGCGGAAATGATTGGAGTTACGCCAAAAACATTTTATATGAGAATGAGTAAGGGCGTTTTTGGAAGCGACGAAATTCAGGTTATGATTGATAACCTTCACATCCAAAATCCAATGGATATTTTTTTTGCAAAGAAAGTAACTTAAAAAGTTACTAGAAAGGAGATGTAAAAAACATTGGAAAAATCAAGATATTCTGTTTTGGATTCATCTGGAAAAGCAACGATTGTTGAGCGTAAAGACGGAAGATATATTGACATTGAAGAAATGGCGCAGCATGTCGCATTTAATGTTTTGGACGATTACAGCAAAATTCTTAATGGCGAAAAGAAAATTGATGAGACAAACATTAGATTGTCTATCAATGTTCTCAACGCCGTTGCTCCGTTAGCAAAATATTTTAGAACGGGCTGTGCCTACGGAAAGGATTAGCAGATGCAGATACTTTTGCTAAAGTTGGTTTTTCTTCCGAAATTTCTTCATTGATTTCTTCGCAGTATTGGTCGTACTTGATTTTGAAATCATTGAAAGAACCGTTATATCCACAGATTTTAGCAATAGCGTAGGCAGATACATATTCATCGTTCAAAATTACACCTCTCTTATTTAATGATAAGGGAATTATAACACAGAAAGGGGTTGGAGAAAACGGACGAGTTAGTGAAAGTCAATTTTGATACACAGACAGTATCGGCAAGAGAACTGCACGATCAGTTACATATTGGAACAAGATTTAACGATTGGTTCCCACGTATGACAGAATATGGATTTGTAGAGGGAACAGACTTTTACTCAAAAATGAGTAAAACCGATAATGGTGGCAGACCATCAACAGATTACGAAATTTCTGTAGACATGGCAAAGCAGATTTGCATGATTCAGAGAACACCAGAGGGTAAAGCAGTCCGCCAGTACCTTATCGACTTGGAAAAGGCGTGGAACACACCGGAACAGGTATTTGCCAGAGCGTTAAAGATGGCTGACGAGAAAATCAACAGCCTTAAGGAAATCAACACCAGTCTGATTGCTGAAAATCAGAGGATGAAACCGAAAGAAATCTTTGCAGATGCGGTGTCGGCAAGTCACACATCAATTCTTATCGGAGACTTGGCAAAACTGATTTGCCAGAATGGATATCAGATAGGACAGAAGCGGTTGTTTGAGTGGTTGCGTGAGAATAACTTCCTTATTAAAAATGGTTCGTCAAAGAATATGCCGCAGCAGAGATATGTTGAACAGGGGTTGTTCGAGGTAAAGGAAAGCAATGTTCAGAACCCGGACGGCTCTGTAAGGATAACTCGCACAACTAAGGTAACTGGAAAAGGACAGATATATTTTGTCAACAAATTCTTGAACAGAGGTTATGTTTATGAAAAATAGAACGGAAAACTGGTAGCTTCCAATAACTCATATGGAATTGGAAAGATTAACAGGAGGAATTCATGGATAAACAAACGAACATTGCTTTAAGAAAAACGTTAGATCAGATCGGCGCAAGACATTCGCTCAAAGGATACACATACACAATTAGAGCGATAGAGAAATGTCTGGACGACAGGGATGCGCTTAGATGTGTTATGAAGGAAATTTATGCAAAAATCGCAGAAGAGAACGGAACTACCGCATCCAAAGTAGAAAGAAACATCCGGAACTTAATAGAGGTCACATGGATAAATGGAAATGTGAATGCGATCAATGAGATTTTTGGTTATACGGTTTCGCCGAAAAAGGGGAAGCCAACCAATTCAGAATTTATTGCGGTAATAACAGATTTTGTGTCCTTGCACGGGCAGGAAATTGAAAGTGATTCTTATAAGTGGCGGGAGTGAAGTGCGGATGAAGAAGTTGGCAAGGGTGATTGAATTTGTAGGCTCGGCGATCTTTTTTCTTTGTATGTGTGCGGATGCAACGGAAAATCCTATTGTAGCGATACCGACCATAATCAGCTTACTTTTATTGTATGCCGGATCAAGAATTGAAGGAGGATGGCAGGATGCGGAAGAGATTGTCGAAGATCATGATTATTATGTTGATGGTGATGACACTGACGATGGTATTACCTACATTACATACGACAGCAACGGAACCGAGCGATACATGGATTTCAAATGAGTATCTTCCTTATATAAAGGGGATTTCAAACGAATATCATATTTGCCCGGAAATGGTAATGGCGATTATCGAGCATGAAAGCAGTGGACAAGCCGATGTGAAGAATGGTGGATGCAAAGGTCTCATGCAAATTTATGAAAAATATCACAGAGACCGGATGGAACGTCTTGGAGTAGAAGATCTCTATGATCCGTATGGGAATATCCTTGTTTGATGCGATTATCTGGCGGAGTTGTTTGAGAAATATGAGGGATACATGAGTACAGTTCTTATGATCTATAGCGGAAAATCAGATGCGTTGACCAGAACATACGAGAATCGCACTGAATATGCCAAAAGCATAATGAACAGGACGGTTGAACTTGAAAGACTTCATGAAGAAACGGAATCAGACTTTGGAGAGGGTCTATAAACACTAATACATTATAATACGAGGAGAATTTCAAATATGAATAAAGAAACAATGGAAAACAACAAAGTGGAACTGGCAGGCGTGATTATTTCAGAGCCGGAGTTTATGTATGAATCATACGGAGAAAAATTTTACAAAATGTCTCTTGGAATAAAAAGAAAGAGCGGCGCCGTAGACGAGATCCCATTAACCATTTCAGAAAGACTGTTTGATATGGATGACAGATATTCAGGAATGGCGGTAAGGGTTTCTGGAAGTTATCGATCATTCAACAAACAGGAAGGTACCAGACGCCGGTTGATCTTATCTGTGTTTGTTTGTGACATCGAGGCGATTGACTCAAAAGATGCGAATATTGACAAGAATTGCGTTACGATCAATGGATATGTTTGCAAAGAGCCGAATTACAGAGAGACACCACTTGGCCGCGAGATCACAGACATGCTGATTGCAGTAAACAGAGATTATGGGAAATCTGATTACATTCCGTGCATTGCCTGGGGAAGAAATGCAAGATTTGCAGGCGGATTTAAAATCGGGACCCGTGTTAAGTTGATTGGCAGAATCCAGAGCCGAGAATACGACAAGAAGATTTCTGACACGGAGTTTGAGAAGAAAGTGGCTTATGAGGTTTCCGTAAGCAAATGTGATGTGATTGAGGAGGGGAAAAATGAAAATAACAATTAAGAGTATTCACATCGAGAATTTCAAGGGAATCAAGATGCTTGACGTGACTTTCTCGGGCAAAACGAAGATCAGCGGACAGAACGCCGTAGGAAAGACAACGATCTTTGATGCGTTTACATGGCTGCTTTTCAACAAGAACAGTTCTGGAGAGGAAAAGTTTAATGTACGACCACTGAACGAAGGAATACGAGTTGATAATGTGGAGATCAAGGTGTCTGCCATTCTGGATGTAGATGGAAAGGAAGTTGAACTTTCCAAGACACAGAAACAGAACTGGGTTAAGAAGCGTGGAACCGATACGGCAGTATTGCAGGGGAATGTTAATTCGTTTGAGATTGACGGCTATCCGAAGAGTGAAGCGGATTTCAAGGCATATGTTTCGGAATTGGCACAGAGCGAGGAAATGTTCAAAATGCTGACTAATCCGCAGTATTTCTCTTCCTTGAAATGGAAAGACCAGAGAGATATTCTTATGAAACTTGTTTCAGAGGTTTCAGATGTAGAGTTGGCACAGACGGACGCGAAGTATGCGCCATTGCTTTCGGAATTAGAGAAAGCACCGTCTACGGATGATATTAGAGCAAAATTTTCCAAAGCATTGAACGAGTGGAAGAAGAAGCAGGCAGAGATTCCAGTCCGAATTGACGAATCCATGAAATCCAAGGTTGACATCGATGTTGCAGAACAGGAACTTGCGAAAACAGACTTGGAAACCAAAATTGCAGATATTGATGCGAAGATCAAAGATTCTGACGGAGTAATGATGGAGTTAGGACGTGAAGAAATGCAGCTGCAGTTTGATATGTCTGGGATTATGCAGACTATGAATCGCGATCTGACAAACAGGAGAAGCGAGATCGAAGCAGAATTACGCGATTTGCAAAACGAGATGAAGCGATTTGCAGATACTATTGCTTTGAAAGAGAGACGGGTTTCAGAAAACGAGACGGTTATTTCCAATGCTGATTCAGAGCGAAAAAGGCTTGGAGAGGAGTACAACACAGAAAAATCAAAGGCTTTTTATGAATTTCCATATCTGTTTGATGAATCCAAGTGGGTATTTGATGAAAACAGCACCGTTTGCTCATTGTGTGGTCAGAAGTTGCCGGAAGATAAAATTGAGCAGTTAAAGGCTGATTTTGAGAGCCGTAAAGAAAAAGCTAAGGCAGATGCAGAAGAAAAACTGAAATCAGAAAGATTTAAGTTTGACACTGACAAAAAGGTTGAACTGAATCGGCTGATTACTATTGGTACAGAGAAGAAAAATCTTATTGCTGAACTAACGGAGGAAAATACAAATTTGCAGGCAGAAATTGAAGCCTTAAAGAAACAGGAGAAGGATGCCATTGCCAAGAAAGAAGCACTCTCTAAGACGTTATCCGAAATGCCAGTGGAAGCCGATTATTCGCAGAATGAAGAGTATGTGAAGATGAAAGCCAGACACGATGAAGTTCTGGTAGAAATCGAAAATATGAAAGCTAATGGAGAGGATGCAGCAGTTGAAAACTTAAAATCTGAAAAAGAAGAGTTACAGGCACGTCTTGATGAAGTAAACAGCACTATTGCAAAGGCATCCATGAATGTTGAGATTGACGAGCGTATCGGGCAGTTGCAGGAAGAACAGAAAGAAATCGGGCAGAAGGTTGCGGATCAGGAACAGATTCTTTACCTGTTGGAAGAGTTCATTCGTTTCAAACTCAACAAGGTTTCTGAATCCATCAACATCCATTTTAAGACAGTTAATTTCAAACTCTTTGAAATGCAGTTAAATGGCGGTATGAAAGATTGCTGTGAGTGCACCGTAAATGGAGTGCCGTATTCGACTTTGAATAGCGGTCATAGAATTGTAGCCGGACTTGATATTATCCGTTCTCTTAGCGAGTTATATGGCGTTATCGTGCCGATTTTTGTGGATAACGCAGAGAGTTTAAATGATTTCAATGTGCCGGATATGGATGCACAGTTAATCCTTTTGAGTGTATCAGCGGACAAGCAGTTGAAAGTGGAGGGTGTTTAAATGGGAGAAGTTATCAAATCTTACAAAGGATTTAACAAAAATATGACTTGTCGTGGCTTTCAGTACGAAGAAGAAAAAGAGTATGAGGAAGAAATCGTAGAAGTTTGCGATCATGGATTTCACGCTTGCGAGTATCCGCTTGATTGCTTGAATTATTATTATCCAAATGAAAGCGTATACCACGAGGTAGAGCAGAGCGGAGAAATCCAGAAACATAATGATGATACTAAGGTAGCATCTACAAAAATTAAGATCGGAGCAGAAATTAGCATTGCGGGTCTTGTTAAAGCTGCAATCGAATATACAGTAAAACGTGTAAAAAAGGACGCTGAAAGCGATGAAAAGCATGGAGCATCCTCGGCAACCGGATACAAGGGAGCATCCTCGGCAACCGGCACCTATGGAGCATCCTCGGCAACCGGCACCTGTGGAGCATCCTCGGCAACCGGATACTGTGGAGCATCCTCGGCAACCGGATACAAGGGAGCATCCTCGGCAACCGGATACAAGGGAGCATCCTCGGCAACCGGCACCTATG